GCAAGAACTGCCTATTAAACAAGAATATTGTTGCGTTGACTTGAATAGTCGCCCATCATTTGACGTAATAAAAATACTTGAATCATGGCAAGAAAAAATCAAGAATGAAAATCCTGATTATTCTCAAAAGGAAGTTTCTGCTTATCTTGCAGGAATGATACAAGGTATCGGATTACAGAATGAACTTTAAATCTATTTTTATGCGAGGTGAGCAATGTGATTTTCTTTCGAGAACGAGAAGATTATAACAAGGTTGTCTCTGTTAAATTGGTGATTCCTTGTGGCTGTAATGCAAAGTGTCCGTTCTGCTATAACAAAGATAAGCCTGTAGTACAATATGATATAAAAGGTTTTTTAGATAACTTCATCCCGTCTTTAGAACATCTCTTAAATGAAATAGGAGACAAGAACCCAGTATCTCTTGATATTACAGGTGGTGAGCCTACACTTGATGTCAATTTGTTATCACTTGTATTGATTAAGCTAAGAGAGTTCCACATAAAGGATAAAGTATCAAGAGTTACTATGACAACCAACGGAACTAATCTTTATCAAATACCCCTTGAATTAATGAGAGATGTTATCAATTATGTAAATATCTCTGTACACGATTACAGGCAAAAAGAACGAGAGAGCATAATGCAGATTTACACGCCCTCTTTGACCTATAAGAGAATAATCTCTCGGTTAAACTCGGTTGGTATTACAGTATCGGCTGTCGCTGTTATCTTTCGTAAAATTGAAAACTTCAACCAGTGGCGAGATAATTTCATCAATTGGGCGCAGAAACAAGGCTTTATTTCAGTGAGATTTAGATGTGATGTGTTTTGGCATTATGCGGAATATTTTGTTGATTATATGCTCGATAGCAAAAAAGAAGATCAATTTGATATTATCAACGATGAGTCTACACCTGATTCATGGTGGTGTAGGCTAAGACGCAAAGATGGCATGAGAGTATTTTTCTTGCGTGGCGTATCCGACACTACTAAGTATACTAAAGGCATCGAGTATGTCATTCACGATGATGGTAAATGCTATTGTGACTTTTACAAAAGAACACCTATTGACGAATATAAATACGAAATAGGCAAAATTTACGATGCAATTAATTGTGATATGGAGGTGATTGAATGAGAGTTACATACGATGAACTTGATAAGATAACGAATGATTTTGCGATGAGCCATACTTGGGTATCAGACTTCTTTGTTGTGATAAGACAGGGTTATACAGAGAAAGAAATGTTAGAATCTCCCTACGAATTAGAAGTTCTCGAATGGCGGGGCGATGGTCTTAATCTTATCTGGGAAACTGATTGGTGGGAAGGCGAAGAATATATTGACTTATTTGGCATTTACACTGACGAGGATTTTTTGAAACTTGTTGGTGCTAATTCGTAACGACTTTAAACCTGTTTTATGTTAGGTGCGAAAGGAGCAAATGATATGGTTTGCAACAGAGGATATGCAGCAAAATCTTTTCATTCTAATAATAATGGGAATGTGCAACTGCCTTCTGAATATAAACATAAAGAAGCAAAAATGTTGTCGGTCAAAACAATCGAAACTATTACGGGCATTTGTAAATCAATAATTCCTCAAACTATTAACGGTATACCCCTAAAGTATGATATAAGAGAAGTTCAATCGTTTGAAAATTTTTATCAAAATGATTGTGTTCTTACAATAACCCCTATCGAAGAAAAATGTGCGAATTGTTCAGTAGCATTGCGAATACCTACTTCTATGTTCCCTTGTGACTTCACCAAAATGTCTATGGAGTATGAATATATACAGAAACAAGTCGAAGAAATGTTGGTAATGTTCATAAGGAATATAAATAAGTGGTATGAAAATTATTGTTAAAACCTGTGTTTTATGTAAGGAGATGATATGATGACTGATAAACAGACTGAATTTGCAACCTATATGTTTCAAGAGATATATGGCAAATTAACTGACGAGGACGGACAACCTTATGTTCAGGTTTATCAATTTGAAATTGAAGAACTGATAAAAGATATGATTTTTGATTTAAAAACTATCCTTGATGTGTTTGGAGAAATTTACTCAGGCGATATTTCAAAGGTGTTTGCTATACATTTTTGGGACACGGATGCAATAATTGATTACGACGTTGACCGTATTGCCTTTAAGTTTGACGAGTTATATGGCGACAGCATAGGTGGCAAAACTACATTTGGATAAGGAGATGATTGAATGATCGATAAGAAATCTTGGAGTGAGTTTAGGAATAGCGGAATGTTATGGTTTGTCAACACCATACTTCACGCATTTGGCTGGGCGATTGTATTGGATATAGACGATAATGGCGAAGTGGCTGGTTGTTTCCCTGCGAGAGTAAAGTTCAGAGGATTCAGCGAGGAAGTAAACACTAAAGGCTATATCGCATTGAGCGAGTATTTGAAGAAGAACATTGATGATATAACGGAAGAAGCCAAGAATTGAAATTCTGCTTTTATCGGCAAAATTTTTTTGAAATTTTTCTCAAAAAGTGCTTGACAAATTGAAGATAGTATGGTATAATACATACAGAGATTAGAACAGAGTTAATAATCTTGGCTCTGTTCTTTTCTTAAAATAATATCTTAGGAGGAATATAAAATGATTATTAGTTATAAGGGCGAGAGCCTTGAAACAAATCACTGGTGTGAACTTTCAGATAATGTCTTTGCCGAGTTGAAGAAGGCTTATTACGCAAAGCCGAATATTGATGATGTGAAGAAAGAAATGATTAAGATTTCTAATGGTGGCATTAAAAATTCAAATGTAACCAATTACTTTGTCAAAGATTTAATGGCAAAAACAAAACTCTACCACTCTAAATGGAGCATAGAAGATGTTTTTGAATGCAAGGATTTGCTTTCTTACTTCGTGGAGAAGTGTTCTCATAATGAAAAAGTTTTCCCAAAAACAAATTCTCTAATAAAAAATGTAGAAACTTGTTTGAGGCTTGGTGGCAAAGGCATAGCTTCAAAACCAAGTAACTTTCCGATTAAGACCGTAGACTATATTCTGTCCAAATACAACAAGAACAACTGTTGGTATGATTTTAGCTGCGGTTGGGGTGCAAGGCTAACGGGGGGACTTAAAAATAATGTAAATTATTTTGGAACAGATCCCAATTATATGCTCACTCAGAGACTTGGTGAATTGGCAAAGCTTTGGAGAGTTGCTGTTGGTCATAAGCCCTATACCGAAATTCGTACACAGGGTTCAGAAGTTTTTATTCCAGAATGGGAAGGTAAAATGGGACTTGCGTTTAGCTCACCACCTTATTTCTGCCTTGAAGATTATAAAATAGGGAATCAGAGTTGGAATGAAAATGTAAATTATGATATGTGGCTCTCAGGGTATATGACTGATACGATTAAGAATATTCACGAGTATCTTATTTCAGATGGTATATTTGCCATAAACGTAAACAATTTTGCAAATTACAATCTTGTAGGAGACATAAAGAAGATTGCTCTTAATAACGGCTTTGAGTATGTTACCACAGAAGTTCTCGATAATATCAAAAGAACAAACTCAAACAGCGGATTCAATGACAATTCAGAAGGCATAATGATATTTAAAAAGAAAAATTAACAGCCCGTTTTTAACTATTCTACGTTGGTGTAAATAAAAGAAACATTTTATAGGAGGCGATTAAATGAAGAATGTACGACTTGCAATGATTATGACTGACATATCCAATAATTATCCAGTTTCCTTTGAGGATCTTGATGAATCATGGGATTGGTTAGTGTATTCGGCTATAATGGACAACATAATAGGCAGTTCACTTGTTTATGCTGAAAGTGCAAAAGATATATTTCGAGCGTTGGGAGAAGTTGCGTCTACTCATGCTTTTTATGGCAAGAAGGCTGCTATTATATTACAATATTTTTGGTCACAACTTAGGGTGAGCGAAAACTTGTTAGATTGCATTAAAAGTAGTGACGAGAAGTATTTAAAAATGAAAATTAAGTCCGTACACTTAGCGAATGGCAAAGAATAAATATTTCGGAGATAATGCAATGGTTGACAGTATGAATTTATTTGGAGGATATTATGAAATACATAACTTCTAAATTTACAGGTAGGCTTGATTTCTTAAAGATCTATGGGTTTCACTACAATTCAAAAACTGATAGTTGGATACTTACTTTCCCTTATGAAGAAACTGCACCCAGCCCAAAACATCACATATTTGTTAAAAGAACCGTTATTGTAGAGGTAATCATACATATCACAAAACCAAAAATGGAATTAATAACAAGATTTAACAAAAAGGTTTGTACTCATACCTTTATACAGTTAGGTGGACTTGAACATTTTATAGAAAATAAAGAATATGAAAAATATGTAAATAAAATTGATGATTACATAGACGAAACCTTGAAAGATATCTATGAAGATCGATTTTATCGAAGTTATCCCAACGGTTATGTAATATAGCTGATATTACAAGGAGGTATTAAAATGGCAAAAGAGATTATTAATATGCAGATAAAGAACGTAACACTTACAATGGCAGACCACGGTTGTCTTACTTTCTTTCTTACATTAGAAGGTGGCGGATATGGTGTAAACGTGGGTGGATATTGCATAGGTCATGGCTATCTTGGGTCTGAGGATTTTAGAGCCAATAACGGTTCTGGGTTGGTTGCAATAATGAAAATTATGGACACAATCGGTGTAGAACGTTGGGAGGATTTGAAAGGTAAATATTGTAGAATTGAATCTGAAAGTTGGGGAAGTACAATACACAAGATAGGCAATATCTTAGAGGATAAGTGGTTTGATTTAAAGGATTTCTTTGCAAATTACGAAGCAACAAAGTGATTAAAGTCATATTTAAAGTAGGGAGATGATTAAGTGTCTGACATACCATTTTACCAAGCGTTTAAATTAACAAAGCCAACTAATAGTTTTCGTCTATCAAGAAAGATTGGTGAAGGTGAGCTGTCTGTATTTCTTAAATACGAAGATGGAGATATTATCAAGGTTTTAAAGGTTGAAAGTATTTCTGGTAATGAAATTATCTTAACAGAAACGATTGACCTTGAAGCCATAGAACCAAGGTATAAGCGAGAATGTATCGGAGATTATCTTGAACCAATTGGCAAGATAATAAGAGAAGATATTTTGGTAGAGGTATTTTACAAGCCATGACCGAACAAGGAGAAAAAACAAATGACCATTATTGAAATTATTGGTGTGACTATTACCGTTATTTGTGGTGTTTGTGCAGCATCGTTATTTTATCTTTCTATAAATTTGTACACATCTGAGTGTGACAAATTTCGGCTGAAAGAAGAATATAAAGGTGACGAGTTTGGATTAAAATTAGCTCTTGAAAAAGCAGAAAAAAATAATAAAAAATCCGACAACCTATGGGGAGTTATGAGCGGTTTTATTTTAGCTGCTATCGTATCTTTAGTGATAATGATGCTACTTAGCGAAGCGGATAAGAGTTATGGCACAGAAGAATCGTATACAATTAGTGCGACAGTTCTTGGTAAAAGAGCTGAGATATCAGACGATGATACAAGATATTACGTATCGCTTTCAAATGGAATTGAGTACGAGGTAAAGGGTCAGGACTACTCAATACTTGAAAAAGGGGATTCTGTAAATGTTGTATATCATGATGTCACTGGTTGTATAACTGGTGAACATTACAAGTGGAGCGATATGGGATAAGGAGGGTATGTATGACCGACAAAACCAAGAAAGCCTTTAATAATGCTATTGCAAGTGTAAAAATGGAGGGCTTTGATTTTACGGATGAGCAGCTTGAAAGCCTTACAGACATTATTGAGCAAGTAGACGCTGGTAAAATGACTTGGCAAGAAGTCATAGATTCTCTTGTTAAAAAGTATAGGAGGAGTGATTAATGCTTATAAGAAGCGAAAAGCCGATAACCAAAGAGCAATATGAGAGAGCGCAGCTTCATGGCGGTTACATCACAGATGAGGACTTAGAAGATATCTTCCCTCAGTCAATGCTATGTGGTTATGGCATATATGATGCTACCGCTTGTGCAAGATATAATCAAGAGACTAATGTAACAACATATGTGGTAGAATATATGACTTCTACAAATTGTGATTGAGGTGATGAAATGAACGTATACGCAGATAATGCAGCGTTTAAACCGTTGTTGCCGGAGGTCAAGAAGTTTATACACGACTTCATTGAAACAGACTTTTACAATCCGTCAGCAATTTACAGCAACGGACGATCTACACGGCGGCTGATAGAACGGGCGAGAGAACAGGTTGCAAAGGCGATAGGTGCAGACGCAGATGAGATTTACTTTACAAGTTCTGCAAGTGAGGGAATCAATTGGTTTTGCAGTAACGCTGGGAGAGTCTACACAACAACTATTGAACATAAAGCTGTGCTGCGAAATGCAAATCAGTTTATTCCGGTGAACAACAAGGGTGGAGTTGATTTAGATATATTCCACAGAGAATGTCCGCGCTATGGCAATGTGGTTGTTGGTTGGGTGAATAATGAGATTGGCACAATTCAGCCTATAAAAGAAATTATTGACATATGCCACAAAAAGCATAGCAGTATTCTCGTTGATGCGACGCAGGCTATAGGACACTTATTTCCCATCGATGTTCATGTACTCAGCATGGACTGTATCGTTGGCTCTTTTGGCAAACTTGGCGGACTGTCAGGCAGCGGATTCATGTACATCAAACGTGGCACACATATTGAGCCATTAATCAAAGGCGGTGGACAGGAGCGTGGCATGAGAGCCTCAACAGAGAATATTATCGGCATCTTAGCAGGAGCAAAAGCCATTGAAATCGCTAATGATAATATCATTTCAAAGTTACAAACAACAGTACAGCAACGTGATAAGATTATATGGCAATTGCTCGAAATTCCCAAAAGTCATTTAAACGGTGGTCTGGGAAATAGAGTGTGCGGTAATATCAATATAGCCTTTGAGGGCATAGAAGCTGAGAGTTTGGTACTGCAATGTGATCTGAAAGGCGTTCAAATATCTGCCGGTAGTGCTTGTAACTCCGCAAACATTGAACCCTCACACGTTCTAAAGGCAATAGGATTGAGTGATGAACTTGCAAAGGCTTCAATCCGCATAACGATAGATGAGAATATTACCGACGAGCAAATTGAATACTTGGTAAATACTATTAAGGACTGTGTGACAAAGATGAGGCAGTCATCACCTCTATGGAAGGAGATATGTAATGAAAATAATTGAAAATCGCTGCATAAAAGACTCGGATGAAACGCGTATGGAGTGCTGTTATTGTGAATCTATATTCACTTATGGGGAAGATGATGTTTGCGAGTCGATTCTATCCGATAAAAATATGATGAAAGTGAACGAATATATTCGCTGCCCCTGTTGTGGCAAAAGAATATGGCTCGATGATTCAGATGCGGCACCTGAAAACATAGAATATCCCATTGACTTTTTTCAGTACAAGACAAGGCGTGATGATGCAGACCTTACTCAGTGGGCGAAGGACGCAATAAAGCAAATGGAAGAAGATGGAGATATTGGTATTATCGCAGGAGATGCTCTTGTCATAGCCATTAAAGATTATGAAAGTAGCGATTTTGCAAAGGTATTTATCTGCAAAGATTATGCTCAGGCAGACGTAAAAATTTTTTGAAGAAATTTTTAAAAAACTCTTGACAAATAAAGAAATTAGGTGTATAATATAATTACAGGTAGAGAGACTACCGATTTGTCATATCTTGGCAAAGAAACAAATTAGTGTTACACTCCCTCGTAACACTTGGAACAAATGAAAGGAAGGCGACAAATGATGAAGAAACGTATTTCTTCTCGTTACCGAAGTCTCCTCGCAAGAGGAGGAGCAGTATTTGCAATTTTATTCTTGCTGTTTTGTGAAACGGGCTGTCACAGCAGTAAGGACACAGAAACAATAGAAATTCAGCCCATAGCCATGACTGAGGTGAGTACGACTTGTACCACGATGTCTACTGCCACGACATCAATAACATCATCTACAAGCACAAAGACAACGACAACTACTACAGTGGAGACAACTTCGACCAGTACGACAACACAGATGACGACTGTGCCACAGAGTACAGCTTCGACTAATGTAGAAATCGCTACTGAGCCGGTTTGTGTGTCTACAGAGTTGCCTATAACAGATCAAGAGTTTGCTCTAATCGCAAATGTTATTTCACATGAGGCAGGTTCATCATGGATTAGCGAATATGAAAGAACTTGCATTGTAGCTTGCATCATGAATAGACTTGCCGATTCAAGATTTCCTAATACAATAGACGGCGTGGTTCATCAGCCGTATCAGATGTTTGATGTTCCGTATTACAGGATTGATTATAGCGGAATAGGATATGAGCCAATAGATAACGCAATCTACGCTTATTTTAATGGCACATACAACTGCGGTTCTATCAACAGTTGGAGTGGGGACGGCAAACACAATTATTTTTATTACCAGTAAAGGAGAAAAAATGAATGACAACACCAGCTAATTACATGGCTCACTTTTATGCTGAGCTAAACTCAGATATTGCAAAAATGAACGCAAAGAATATGGAGCAGCCTGTCAAGACAAGACAGCTAACAGAAGATGAAAAGAGAATGATATTTGGTGAAAACCCCAATTATATAAAAGAGGTAAACGTATGAAGAACGAAAGAACGATGATAGTTTTAATAGATGACATAAACAAGGTAAAGAGGCTTACGAATATAGCAATGTCGTTACCTTTTTACGTTGACGCAGTTTCAGAAAGATGGAGAGTGGATGCTAAATCTTTAATGGGACTTTTAAGCCTCGACATATCCCAGCCGATAGAATTGCGCTTTGACGCAGAAAACGAAGATAGGATAAAGTTTGCTTTCTCTGGATTTGAGGTGAAAGAATAAATATGATTAAAATAGAATGTACTCATGTAGATGGTTGGGTATCTGCAATACGCGGAATGAGAAACCCTATGAATAGTTGGGAACAGAGCGATAGTGGATATGGCTGCGTAGACCAACTCTGTGAAAACTGTAACTTTGACTATAATTGGTGTGGCAATACGGGCGAATATAAAATAGGCGAAAAAGATTTAGACCTTATGAGGCGACTTGTAAAGGCTGGCTCAGATCACAGCAAGTTTATGCGTATGATAACTGTGACTTGTGACATTACAGCCCCACTATATTGGTGGAAAGAATTTGACACTTATAAGGTTGGTACGGTAAGAAATAGTTGTTCCACTATGCACAAAATCCATGCGAAAGAATTTACAAAAGACGATTTTTCATATGAGAATGTTCTTGATGATGTAGCCACGATTGACTATTCTTTAGGCAGACTTAATTATGCTCGTAGTAAATATCTTGAAACCAAAGATAAGCGTTATTGGTATAGCATGATCCAGTTCTTGCCGAGTTCTTATAATCAAAAAGCAACAGTACAGATAAATTACGCCGTGCTGAGAAATATGTATCACGGACGAAATAATCATAAACTCGACGAGTGGAGTGTAGATTTTTGTAATTGGATAAAGACATTACCCTACTCAGAATTAATTACAGGTGAAAACGATGAGTAAACCATTAATTGCTATAATTTCACCCTCTGGGGCAGGTAAAACTACTTTGGTCAATAAGCTCCATAAATGCTTTGGGTATATCCCTTTGAAGTCTTATACGACCAGACTCCCAAGAGAGAACGACGATGCAGATCTTTTGTCTCATACATTTTGTGATGTGAAAGAGGCTATGTTTTTCTCAGAGCAAGGACAGATAGTTTGTTCAACATGGTTTGCTGGCAGTTTCTATTTCTGCACCAAGAATCAGCTCGACACTTGTGATTTGTATGTAGTTGACGTTAAGGGGCTAAAAGACTTATATCGTAATTACCATGATAGACCAATTCTCAGCATTTACTTGGACGTAGATAGTTCCATAGTAGCTGAGAGAATGTCGAAACGTGGAGATAAAGACGAAGATATACTAAAGCGATTGCAGCATGATGTAGAAGCCTTTAAAGATGCAAAGGAGTATGTAGACTTTGTATGTGACAATTCTACACAAGATAAACTCAATGAAAATGTTGAGTTCATAGATATGTTATTCAGAAATTACAGAGGGTGAAAACAATGATTAAGATTATATTAGGTAGCGTTATTATTGCAAATGCTTTTATGTTTTGGGCTTGCGCTCGTGTGGGAGGTAAGTATGAACGTTAAAGTCTATATGAGCGAAGTCATAAACAGTAAAGCCGTTGAACTCTTAAATTTCTTGGATGAAAGAGATATTTCATACGAGGTTGAGAGAGTCGGAACAGAGTGGGTAGGATCACATAGAGTGAAGTCTCTGCCCGTAGTTGAGATAGACGGAGAGTTGATTGCAGCAAAGAAAGCTATGAAGAAGTTAAAGAAAGGGTGATAGAATGATAACTGAAGTCTGCAAGCGCGATGGAACAATAACTGAGTTTGATGAAAATAAAATATACTCAGCTATATCTGGTGCTTACCTCGACGTATATAAAGAACTTGATGCAGAAAAGGAAGATGAGATTTCCGAGATAACCAATGAAGTTATAGAGGCGATTAATCTGTTTACTGATGCTATCCACGTTGAAACAATACAGGATTTGGTTGAACAAACAATATCAGAGCACGATTTTTATGCAGCTAAAGCATATATTACCTATCGTTACAGGCGTAAACTTGCTCGCAACGATTATGAAATGTTGATGAGTGAAGTCGCTTCAAAGCTTGGGGCTAAGAACGTTGAAAATCAAAATGCCAATGTAGACGAAAGGTCTTTTGGTGGCAGAATAGGCAGTATGGCTTCGGCAGTTGCCAAGTATTATGCCTTGAATTATCTTATGTCTGCTATGGCAAAAGAGAATCACGAAGGCAATATGATTTATGTACACGACTTAGATCATTATGCTGTGGGCGACCACAATTGCCTTTCTTGTCCAATAGATAAGCTTCTCGCAGAGGGATTTAACACAAGACAGTGTGATGTCAGACCTGCAAAATCGGTAAACACAGCGTTTCAGTTAGTGGCGGTCATCTTCCAAATTCAATCCTTACAGCAGTTTGGTGGCGTTTCTGCAACTCATTTAGACTGGTCTATGATGCCTTATGTAAGACTCAGTTTTTACAAGCATTTCTGCGATGGTATGAAATATATAGAAAAGGAAGATGTATTTACTCCTACCGAAAACATAAGAGATGTTTCAATTGAAGATAAAAGATATAAAGAATATTCCAAAGCTTATCAGTATGCAATAGAGATGACTACCAAAGAGACATATCAAGCGGTTGAAGGTATGTATCACAATTTAAATACACTCCAAAGCAGGTCAGGAAACCAGTTACCATTTAGTAGTATTAATTATGGAACTTGTACTGAGCCGGAAGGCAGACTTGTTATAAAGGCTCTGCTTGATGTTTCTATTAAAGGTATCGGCAAACTTCATAGAACAAGCATATTCCCTTGTGGTATATTCCAATACATGAAGGGAATAAATGATAAAGGTTCTCCAAACTATGACCTGTACCAACTTGCCATTAAGTCAACCGCAAAACGACTTTACCCCAACTATGCCAATGTAGATTGGAGTGGCAACGCAGGATATGACCGCAACGATCCTAAAACCTATTTCAGTACAATGGGCTGTAGGACTGCAAACGGCTATGACATTAATGCTGACGAAGGAGTAAACCCACAGACCAAAGATGGACGTGGTAATATCTGTCCTGTAACAATCATAATGCCGACACTTGCTATGATGGCTGACGGTGATGTTTACAACAAGGATATTGATAGTTTCTTCAAAATCCTTGACACTAAAATTCACGAAGCTAAAGATATGCTAATAGAGCGTTTTGAGTATATCTGTTCGCAGTCGGCAGATAGCGCAAAGTTTATGTACGAGAATGGTACAATGATAGGTTATGATGGCAAGGATATACGCTCCGCCCTTAAACACGGAACTCTCGCTTTAGGACAGATAGGTTTAGCTGAGACACTTCAGATTCTCATAGGTTGTGACCACACCACAGAAAAGGGAATGGAACTTGCTAAGAGAATTGAGCAACTATTCAAGGACAGATGTGCTGAATTTAAGCAAAATTATAAACTTAATTTTGGAGTATATTACACACCTGCCGAGAATCTATGTTTTACGGCAATGACCAAGTTTAAGAATAAATATGGTGTTATCTCAAATGTTTCCGAGAATAAGTTTTTCACAAACTCTATTCACGTTCCTGTATGGTATAAATGCACCATGAAAGAGAAGATTGACATTGAAGCACAGCTTACTGGCTATTCTTCAGCAGGTTGTATCACCTATATAGAAAACGACGGATATGCAGTTGACAACCCACAAGCTCTCGAAAAGGTAGTAACTTATGCGATGAGCAAGGATATTCCTTACTTCGCCATTAATGTACCCAATGACACTTGTACAGAATGTGGCTTTACAGGCTCAATAGAAGAATGTTGCCCCGTTTGTGGTGGCAAGAATATTGCAAGGTTGCGTAGAGTAACGGGATATTTGACAGGTGATTACAAAACCGCCTTTAACGAAGGCAAACAGCAGGAAGTAGAAATGAGAACACCTCACAGTAAAGGAGAATAATTATGTGCGAAGAATGTAGACACTATCCTTGCATTTCGGCTTGTCCCAACTATGAGCCAGCGGTTGCTTTCAAATGCGACTGCTGCGGAGGAGATATATATGTAGGAGATACAGTGTATGTATTAGGCAGTAATCATTATTGCGAGGAATGTTGCTACGAAACAGAAGCAGAAATTCCAGAGCCAGACGAGGACTACGCATACGAAATTTGGCGAGATCGGCAGCTTATGGACGAGTGGGAGCGCGACAACAATGCTTGATTCAACCATTTGCAACGTGTTTCCGTATGATGAAACCATGCTTTTATGGGTGACTGTTATTGGCGAGAGTGGAACTACTTATTATATAGTGAGCGACACTCTCCGCCGTGAATATTACCTCTATAAAGGCAAGAAGAAAACAGCAAAGAAGTCCAGCAATCCTATGGACTTATATAAATATATTAAATAAAAGGAGAGTTAAAATGGAAACAACAGCAGAACAGATTAAGAGACTTGAACAGGAACTCACCGCCCTTAGAGACAAAGAACGTCTTGAGCGCGAAGAGGCGAAGAAGAAGGAAAGGGCGGAACGTGAGGGTGACTTGCAGAAGATTAAGACCGCGCTTGACGAGTTTAACAAGAAGTACAACGACACGCTTTGTCTTGGCATAAAGCGCAACTCAGATGTTGGCAAGGATTTATTTGAAACACTATTTCCGTGGTGGGGTGATTAAATGCGTATCGCTTTCGATTTGGATTGCGTTTGTATAAATACAACAGAGAGACTTGTGGAGTATATCAACGAGAGGTTGCCTGTAAATCTCAAAATGGAAGATATAACCACATATAGTATAGAGGCGGCTTTGCCAGAACAGTACCAATGGATTGTTGAATCTGGATTCCGCGATTCGACTATGTGGAAGGGCGTAAAAGTTCTGCCTTTATGTCCTGAAGTAATAGACCAACTTTATGGCGAAGGTCATGAGATTTTCTTTGCTACATCGTCATTACCGCAAAACCTAAGAAAGAAGATAAACCACTTATCACGCAATCTACATTTGCCCGAAGGGTATGTTGAGAAACATACTATCAATATTCGAGACAAATATCTGCTAAACGTAGATATTCTCGTTGATGACTGTGCAGACCATATTACTCACCCCGAAAAGAAATACTATGGGATAGTTCTTGACTATCCGTGGAATAGGGGAGACAATGTAGATAAGACACCGTGTACAACAAGGGCGTTTGATTGGTGTAGTATTCTCGAAAAGATACACATGATAGAAACCTTACTAAAGGAGAACGAAAATGATGATGTTTCACCCTGATATTTTACCCAATACCTCAGATCCCGAAGGCTCAGTGCGTTACGGCAATGTAAATATCTGCCACGAAAAGATTGAGTGCAGACATGATGATATTACGTTCTATGATGACATAGCAAAGACAAACACCTTTATTGTAGAGGATAAGTCACCGCAGTACAAGGGATATGAGTGCTGTATGTTTAAAGGCGTAGTAATAAAAGAACCCAACGGCTCATATCATTGGTGGAAGTCAATAGACCAGAGAGGAATGATTAGCAATGAATAAGTTTGAGAAGATAAGCGAAAGACAATTTTTTACCGACTTTGCTGAATATCTTAGTGACGAGTGTTTAGACACAAGAGATGGCAGAGCGATATATAATATGATAAAGCTGCCTAAGAGAGCAACAACAGGCTCGGCAGGTCATGATTTCTTCGCTCCATACAATATTACTATTCCGCCTAAAGGCACAGTCAAAGTCCCCACTGGCATAAGAGTTATTCTTGATGATGACAAGTTCCTTGCAATATATCCGAGGTCAGGGCTTGCATTCAAGTACAAGATGCAGTTATGGAACTCGGTCGGCGTGATAGACGCAGACTATAGCAATTCTGATAACGAAGGTCATATATGGGCAAAGTTCTACAATGACAGCCCAGATGGTAAAACAATCACTATTAAGCAAGGTGAGGCTATGTGTCAAGGCATTATTCAGCAGTTTTTCAAAACTGTAGATGATGAAACAGAAGGCATAAGAAATGGCGGCATAGGCAGCACCACGAGGTAAAAAAATAAGGGTATGTACTAAGTCAATTAAGACCTAATACATACCCTTTAAATTATTTAGCCAAAGCTACGATTATCGCACCTGCTACGCCTGTGGCTATCATTGTTGTAACCGCTGTAATGGCAGCTATTTTTATTTTCTTAATATTATCCAAAGTTTCCTTTGCTGGAGCGTTTTCTAAGGTAGATACCTTATTACTGAGTTCCTTCTGATTTTCTTTCACTTCTCCAACGTCATCCTCAACTTGTTTAAGAGACTGTGCGATAAGTGCGATATTACTATTCATTTCGTAAAGCATTTCTTGCTTCTTTTCAATATCGCTCACCCTTGACTGCAAATTGTTAATTGTCTGCGCGTTAGAGTGTACATCTGCCTTTAATTCATAAAAATCCTTATCTGACACAGCCATCACTTCACCCCATTCTGCAACCACATTTCACAAAGAGCCTGAAACATAGCATTCTGAGTGTGCAATCCCATAACACCGTCCGCACTGCCACAATTGAACCCTTTTGCATTAAGAGCGTTTTGAAGCTCTTTTACATCGCCTGAATTATTTATGTTAAATGTCCTTTTTAGTTTCTCAATCTCAACCCAACCTGCGCCAGATTTGAGTTTGCCGTACTTGACATAATTTACTATCTTTTCCTCCGCTATTGTATATTTGGTAGCTACAGTGATTTTGCCAGTTGCGGGCTTCCCAATTTCCGAATATATCGGAGTGCCACTTGTAAGAGTTTTTGTATACAAACCTGTAGGTTCTGCAAGTTGCGCATTAACCTTATTACATATTTCTTGCGTATGTTTTTTTATCCACGTTCCCGGACACGCTGTTGGTGAAAACATATAGTGATATGTAAGCGAGCCATTTTTATCACCAGTAAATTCAAGCTTTTTTATGTCGTTCCTCTTGCAAATGTCTACACAAAGTTTAATTAGCGACTCATAAGCCTTATTAGAAATAGACCATGGCTCGCCGTAAACATCGTTGGAGACTTCTATGGTTATTGAACGATTATCATTCCACGGGCTTGAACTACACCACGATCTATCACCCTCTGGGCAAAACAAACCTATACGGCCATCATTGCCAATAGCATAGTTAGCAGACATTTGCCTTGCAGGGTTTGCCACAAGATTGCCAAACTGTTCTACAGACATAATACCTGCCATATGATGTATTGTGATTTTAGTAATGGACTGATTTCTTGGCGAGTTTCTATTTGGCGATATTTGAGTATAAGATACCAAAGATGAGTTTGTAAAAGCCATACTCACACCTCCTCTTCGTCATTTCCTTTTCCGTTTGAGAGTTCTTCTTCTGCTTCTGCGCTGAGTAAAATAGTTTTATCGTCCATTAAAATCACTCCTTTTTATTCTTTTCAACTTGTGTGCCGAAGTAAAATCCAATTACGACGGTATATATCGTCATAAAAATTTGTGGTTCAATTTTACCTACGATTGCAAGATACACAAATGTTGCCGTGAGAGCAAAAGTGATAAGAGATTTTACATCTATTAGTTTAGCCAATCTATCTCTAATTCTCATATAATCACCTCTAATAAAAAATGGGGCGGTAGCGATTAACCACCGCCCCTTCATAATTACTTCATCTCCATCATAAGACGCTCAAATTTCTTGCGAGTTGCCTCATCAGGAGCTTCGTCTATGAGTTCCTCAAATCTATCCATAAAATCGTCACGAGATTCCATTCGACCATAGCTTCTGCGGTTGCTACGTCCACGTTCATAAGAACCGCCACGAGTATTAGAACGTCCACCACGAGCGTTTGATCTACCGCCACGACCGCCTCTTGCCATAGGCATATCATCGTCATAGTAGTAGTTGCCAGAATAGCCTTCTTCCTCATCCTCCATCATGCCAATAACACACTTAATATCTTTCAGCATTTCCGTGAGGTCTTTGAGGTATTCAACGTGCTGTTCGTCAAGCTGACCACCAGCGTTTTCAAGCTCTCTCTTTGTGGATTCTAACTCCTTAAAGGTCATCTCACAAAGGTCATAAAGAATATCAATCTTCTTATCCATGTTTGCCACCTTTCTTATCTAACTCTACGATTGCCAATATAGGTGATAACCAAATTGGCATTTGTTACATTAATTGCCTGTGTGCTGATATTTCTTACTGAAACACTTTCACAACCACAAAGGCTGGGTACTGCTACTATAATTGAAGTGCTAACATTATCTCCAAAAGTATCAGACACCAAAGGTACTGTGACGGTCATAATACTGCTTGGGTCAGTTTCACCGTCGATTGCAATAGCAAGGCTTATAGGCTCAACTGTGCCAGCAGGATCGGTAGGAACAGAAATATTTCCGCCAAACTCTACCTTATAAAATGTTTCGTAGATTTTTCTGCAACCGCAACTACAAGTGTTAGTTGAAGGTACATTGCTTGCGAGAAGAAAGATGCCACTTTCATCCCTATGGAATACGAGTCCTCTGTTACAAGGAACAGGAGACTCGGTAAATATTACAGGCTGATTAATCTGTACAACCTGTGTTGCATTTGCGCTAAATTCAGTAGCCATTCACGCCACCTCCAATCAGAAAGAGCCGTTGCATCCACAACCAGCGTTTACGTTCTGAGGGCAAGTGAAGATAGGTGTGTTACCATAAACAGGAGTGCTGCTTACAGGACAATTCTTGAGACGATTATACACATTGTCTACAATGTTGTCTGCGTTTACAAGATTCTCAGCTCTTGTTGTAGCAAGATTTATCTGATTCTGTAAGCCAACGTTCTCTCTCTGAGCCTGTGCAAGCTGTGCCTTTACACCATCGAGTTCAAGAGCACAAAGCTTGTCAAGAATAGCCTGTGTATTTCTTGTATTGGAATCAATGATGTCTCTTGTGTTCTGAGCTGCCTCATATCTGTCCTGACAGTTCTCCTGTGCTACTGTGTAGCGGACATCAGAAAGACCTGCCTGTACGCCATTGAATCCCTGTGCATTTGCTGTCTGCTCTGCAAATGAGCGATTAAGACTTGCAATTTCGTTTGCGTTCATCTGCTGTGAAAGAGCTGTCTGCGCTCCGAAAATAGAATTATTGACACCGTTAAAGCCGTTAAGCATACCCATCTGCATATCGCCACAGCACTGACATAACTGAGTTGCGAGAGCCGAGATTGCATCACGAGTAGAAGTAATGCTGTCGTGGAGCTGTGCGTCACGGAATCCACCATTTACATTGTTGTTAATTCCGTTCTGACCGTTAAGAAGCCAAGGGAAGTCATAGCCAAGCATCATATTGCCATAGCCGCCGCCGAAGCCACCACCAAAACCGAATCCGCCATTACAGAGAGCGATAAGAAACAGTATTCCGAGCCAGCTATCTCCACCACCGAAAAGACCGTTTCCGCCACCGTAACCGCCACCAAACGGCATACCATAAGAAGGTGTTACGAGCATTGTTGTGTCTGTTCCATTTCCATTGTTAAGAGCCATAATAACTCTCCTTTCTCCCCAAACTGTTAGGGGTGAGCGATTGCATCCATTATGTGCAACCGGTGTGTAAAATAAATGAATTTATATCAAGGCTATTGCCCCAATACCAAAATTACCGCCTGTTGAGCATTGAATAAACCTGTCTCTGAATAAGTGGTGGTATTTGACCGTTCTGCGCAAAATACCTAACCGCTTGTTCTGGTGTCTGTATATCTTCTGGTAAATTCTTAAAATACTGTCTCCAATTAGGAGCAAACTGCTGATAAGCCTGATCGAAATTAGGCTGTTGCATCTGTGGTTGCCCTTGCATTGGTTGAGCCTGATTTTGATTTTGTGAAACAAAAGGATTAGCCATTAACCTTTCAACTCCTCTACAATTTTCTTCATTTCATCAATCGTCTGTTTGTAGGCTTCAAACTCTGATTTTGTTATATATTCAGACAAATCTATGTTTGGTGCGCTTTGTGCTTGTTCTTCGTTTTTAGGATTATTATCTCCCACCTTTTCAAGACGATAGACTTCAAACAAAAAGGGTTCAAGAATAGACATACCAACAGACTTCCTGTAAACAAACCCCTCGTTTTCATTGATAAAATTAACAGAAGTATTGGGGTCAACTCTCCATTTATATGCAACTTCCTCGGAAGGCACGTTGATAAATGTAGTCATTTGAGGTTGTTGCATTACAGGTTGTCCGTATCCGTATTGATTTCCCCAAGCCATTTAATCACCCTCTTTCGTATAATAATATATCGGTGTTACCGAGCCACTATCCCAAGAATCAATCCAATCTCCTGAAACACAAGCAACGGCGTGACTGCCAGTAGCGAGGATATATGAGCCTTTTGGATGTTCTTTTGCAAAGTCTGCAACTGAATAACAATAAGGGCAGTCGTTAGGACAAATATACCTCTTAAACCCTCTACGTCTAAGGTAAGCGTCCCATACCGCATTATTATTACCCCAATCTCCCATAAAATACCCCTCGGCACATAGCTCAACATATATCTTTTCCCACGGGTCGCCTGTAACAACAGAGATTGCCCTTACAACACAATCTCCTGCTCGAAAGTTGTCTCGTGGGTTTTCATTGTATTGTATAAACATATCACTTACTCAGCCTTGCCTGTTTGTCGTATATAGTCGGCAAATCCCAATCAATAGCATCCCTTACTCGATAGAGAAATTCCGCATCTCTCAGCTCTTTGTCCACGTCTCTGACATATTGCAGAACGAAATCCGCTGTAGCTATCTCTGACATATCTATGAGATTGCGATAGGAGTCCTCGTATATGACTTTGCTTTTCTTCTCCCACTCAATCCATTCCTTTAATGCGTATTGAATGAGGTGTATTTTATCATCTGGCGACAGCTTGTCATTTGGACGTTTTAATATGTCGAGATTCAATATGTCCACCTGTGGTGGATTGTCTGACGTTATCAGTATATGATGATGCTGTGCAGCATACTTCTCTAACTTCAAAAGACCGTCTGACTCTTCGTGAAGTTGTTTTTTCTGACGTTTTGCATCAGCTTCGAGGTCTATGAAGTTAAACAATTCCGTAAGCTGAGTATGAACCATCATCGCACCCACCATACGGTTTGCAAGTTTAGTAAAAACATTATGCGTTGCCATCAACCTCCTTTGAAATTACCTTTTTATTCTATTTCCAACCTTGGAATGCAAGTGCATAATTGCTGACATCTGAGGGCGATATAGCCGCGTCATAAGTTTTTCGGAAAGCAAATTTTACATACCTATCACCTGCAAGATTGAATGAATAGGGAAGAGATTTCCACCCATTCGAACCTTCCGACTGAATACAAGTTTTGTCTGAATCATATACGAACACAAGTACATCATTAGCGCCTGTTATTGATACAGTATAAGCACCCATTGAATAAATATCCGTGTCAAATGTAGTTCGCACTCTGTTCTTATTAGGTGATTCGCTTCCGTCAGCATTAAAAGTACCCTGCTCTATTGTTGCGGTTGATACGTTGGATTCTTGCACATATCCTTTGAGCGAACCGCCACTAATCCACGTCGAACCAACTGGGATTGTGCCTGTTGGTGCAGTAGCCTGTATATAGATGTTGCGGTTGCTATCAATTATGATATTATCGGTTTTTTCCTTAATGGATGAAATATTGTTTTTATTTGTTGTAATCTGTGCAACGTCAGCAGATGTAATACCACTGTTTGCAGCCACAAGCTGTGCAGTTGTGAGTGTTGCCTGCTTACCACTAAGAGCTGTATCAACTTCGGTCTTTGTGTAGGTTGTTGAGGCATTTGCCTTGCCGTCAAGAGCCGTCTTAACAACCTTGTTCTGAACAGGATTTGTAGAAGAACCGCTGAGACTATCGTCAACAGTTGTTTTATTAGCCTGTGCCTCTATACCTGCAAGCTTTGCTTTTTCAGTATCAGTATAGTCGTTTGTTGATAGTCCTTTGCCTGTTTCCTTGTCAACCTTACCGCCGAGAGCCGTGTCAACCTCAGTCTTTGTATAGGTTGTTGAGGAGTCAGCCTTATTACCTAATGCGCTTTCAACGTCGCCAAAGCTATCAATGTTTGTGCCGTCCTTAATAGCCGCAATCTCAGCTCTTGCAACAGTATCTTCGGAACTTACTTCACCACTCGCATTAATTGTCTGCGTTCCATCAGGATTATTTACTATCTGAATGTTTGAACCACCTTTAAAGTGGGAGTTTACATATTCCGCAGAACCATTAAGAGCCGCGCCTAATGTTACTATATCCATATATTAAAACACCTCCTCACGCAAGAATAGTCGCCCATACATTAGTAAAACCGCTTGCACTTTCAAGCGAAATTGTGTGCAGACCACTTGCGTCGGCGGCGTAAATTTCATTATCAGTTATAGTGTCTACAACTGCAAAGTCCTTTAATCTAACAAGAGAAAGAACTTTGTAATCGCCATTAGCGGTCAGTTTGCCAACCACCTTGCAAGAGCCTGTGCCCGAAGCCTTAATTCTGATGTCTGAACCTGTTGAAACTTTCATTTCATTTACGACACCATTCGCATATAAGTCTCCATTGATAACAGAATATCTGTTTGCCATAACTCATCTTCCTTTCTATAGTTATATGTGTGTATGAAAAAGTCGCCCAACACGAGCGACTTTAATCTGGATAAAAATTCACCACGCACCCCGCAGGAAACGAAGTATCGTAATAAACGCAATCACTTGCAATTGTGACCGCTGTGAGTTTTGTATTTCTAAAAGAGTATCTTCCAATCTTTTTGCACGATTTAGGTATCGAGATTCTACGCAACTGAGTGGCATTAGCAAAAGCCCCAAGATAAGTGTTTTGTGGCATTAGTTTGTTAAACAAATTATTATCTTCCGTTCTCCATAGTGCATCGGGTAGAGTGTCATACAGCTCTGGCATGGGAATGAAATATTTATTAGTTATATTATTAGAATCATCAATACTCCAAAAAGCAAGATATTTATCATACAAATACCATGAATTTTGCTGAATTTCAGAATCACTTGGAATGGTATCACCAACAATAAAACACTTTATGGCTGTGTTATTGTTGTTGTAATACCATGAAGAACCCCTAAAGAAGTATGTGTCAGCAGCCCATCCATCGCACCCAGAGGCAGTACCAATCTTTGTACCGTCAATATACAGAGCAGATTGACCTGTAATCTTATTTGAAGTCCAAGCTATTACGTGCCAGTCATTTATATATTTATAACTACCTGATTGAATTATGTCTTGTCGAGTGAAGTTAATAACTCCCGATGAATCCATAGCAATGGTAGAACAGTATGTATTAGCTGTTTCATTACCAAAAACTGTTCTCCAATTGCTGTACACCTGAGATAAGTTCTTCACTAAAGCATATCTGATACAGTAATCACTGTTTTCAGCATTACCTCCTGATGTACCACCATATGTCAGCTTTGCATAGCTTGTATCACTTCCGACAAACTCTACATAGTCATCATGCAGAATAGGTGAGTATATCTCTAAGGGATGACCAGACACTTTGTCTCCCCAACTACTATTTGTACAATCACTATATTCATATATAAGACTTATTCCGGAGGGGTAGGGCAAATTAATTTGAGCCATAATTAATCAACTCCTATCGGGAATCCCAGCGCTGCCAGATAATTAGCATCAAGCATTTGAGCCTCTGTAACTCCTGTGAATCCTGTACCACCAGTTACTCCGGATGGCAGTATGTCGGTGTTGATGATATTAATTGCGTTAGGATTTTCACAATAGCAAGTAAATCCCTCTGCTTCTGTAAAGTCTACATTGAACACGTTGAAATTTGAAACGGTATATAATTCAACTTTACTTAAGCATTTTCCAGAAAAATAGCAATTCCGGTAATTATACTTATCTGCCAAAGAATTGACCGAAGTTCCTGAGACTTGTATGTTACAGAAATCTGCCATGTTAGCAGCCGTATTGGAGGCCCCACCACTATAAATGAGCTTAGTATTACCGTCTAACTTTACATTAATAGCACATCTATGCAGTCTTATCTTGCTGTATACATAGCCTGCTACAAATAATCCAGCTCTATCATGCGTACCCGTCAGCACCCCGGAAAATGCACAAAGATTAAACGTGTACTGATGATTGTGGTCATCATTATCAAAGAAACGGGCTCCTTCACTTTGAAAATCCCCGTAGAAATTAAGAAAATTAAGATTGTTAATCGTTAGATTGTTAGACAAATAAAATGCCCCATGCCCAACTGTATATATATTACAAATATTCCAATTGTTACCTTCAATAGATGCACACCTGAGTTGAACTTGTTGAATGCCCTCCGGAGCAACACTATTCATATCAATGGTGCCGCCACCTTTCGGGAACGCTACATATGCCCCAGAAGTCTCCACTGCCGTTACAAAGTCCGGCCAGTTATCAACAATAAAGGGGTCTGCCTGTGTTCCTGTTCCTGTCATATCAATATCCCTCCTTATTATTCTATTTCTACAATTCCTTCTGGAATATAAACCGATGTAACCTCACTATAATTAAATCCTGTGACTAATATTTTTTCAACTGACTTTCCATTCAAAGTAGTTGGAACTGCTGGTTTATTTGATTCACCAATATAATAAATTATATTTGAATCACTATCATATGTATAATCTGATTCATCAGTGGGGTCGTAAACATCATATTCTTTTATTCCATTTCCGAAAACAAATGATGTTAATTCTCTAACTACTCCATTTCCTTGCCCTACAACAATAATTTGATGAACTCCTCTATCAACAGTAATCGGACAAGTAAGAGAAACAGTTTTTAATTCTCCGGCACTTACAGAACATCTAATAATTCTTTCCAAATATTCTTCATCTACACGTACCCTAAAAGAACAAACTCCATTCGACGAATCCCCTTGTAAGTCGATTGTATATGATACCAATATCGCAGTATTGTTGTTTCCAACAGTAAAATTTATTTCTGAAACTTCTCTTTCTTCTTCAAATAAAGAGCCTGTTGTTTTGTCACCATATACATAATCTATATCTGCACTCTCGTTTGTAGCAGCAGCCCCAATGAAAGCGTTGTCTTGCGATAAGTTCTTTTTATAGTACACTTGACAGCCTTGCCCCTCAACCAAAGAAGAACCACTCAGATTTTTCAGTCTGTAAATTGAGCCATTAGACAAAATATTTATTGTTGCCCAATTCCCGTCCTCAACACTTATAACTATCGCAGGAGTGGCATTAAGGATATCACTTCTTTTTATAAATCGATTTACACGATCATTTATATAATTAACAAGTTCATTCATAATGCCACCTCCTTATTGTATTTGTGTTGCAACAATCGACATCTCCGTCCCGTCCAAATTAATATCAATTGAATTTATTACAAATGAATCTTCTTTGTACATTATTCTATCTCCAACATCTAAGTGCGGAACTAAAATTGCAGAAAAACTAATTGAGTTCTGATTAAATTCTTCTTGGGATAATAAATATTCACCGTGAGCTACGCAATATTTTCTTTGTTCATCTGGACTTCCCCCGACATACGGTATTTCAACCGAGTTCATTCTTCTTACACCCACAAAATCAATGCGGTTAGGAGATGAAGGATTATTATTGCGGATGACTTCACTTACGTTTTCAAACTCGGAGGAATTAGTATAAACGGTTACTACATTTTTTACATCTGAATTTCTTGTGTATTGCACATTGGAGACTTGATCTTCTTTAAACGTCCATTTAATTGGTAATTTACCATATCCATTGCCAGTTTGCATAGCTAAGTTATCAGCAAATATTAGCCTACCATTAATATCATAATAAACCTCTGCGGAATAGCCATCTGCCAAAAATGTCAGTAAATCGCCGACAGGAGCGTTTGTATCTATTGAGATTTCTGATTGAGTAACATAATTCCTATACTTAAAATCGACAATAGGGGATTGAGGATCAATAGGTCTACTCAATGCGCTCGACCTTATAGACTGATGATTATATGACTCAATATTTAAACCAAGTGTGTCAACAATGACATCTCTTATATTTTCACCACTGGGGACAATATATTGGTTGTCAACAATATTCATTCCCAAACTTCCGTCCAATATTCCACCCTTGTCAACGCCTTCGAGCGTAAAATAGTCATCGGAGCGCACAGCATTTTGAATAGCAAAAACACCCTGAGAGAACCAGTAAACATCGCCTCCATCTTCTATTCCGATATAAAGACGAAATTTGTCTCCGTAATTCACCATCTCACAAGTTTCCCCCACGCAATTAAGCAAACTAAGAGAACACGTTCTTCTTGTAAGCTGCTGACGGTTGATATTTAAAGACCCCACGACATCTTTAATTGTCCTTTGAGTTACATTTTTTATCTCGCTCTCATAATAAGAAAGGAACTCAACACGAATAACATACTTTCTTAAATGAGACTTCAAAGCTCTTTGATAATTAGAATCTGATATCTGGTAAAATTCCATTAAATACCACCTTCCAATATAACCTGTATTTTATCAGCATCTTCAACTTCAACCCAATTAAAGCTAACAGAGGTTGGACGTATTGGATTTTGTTCCTGCCACCCTAAAGTCGGAATGTCTACTATTTGAATTACAAACACATTACCCTTCAAATCCTTTAAAAGATAAGCGTCATATTTTTTAATAAATCTACGCCATGCTCGTATCATAGAAATATTATCTATAAACTCATTATTAGGACAGCCAATGTAAGCTAAATCCGCAGAAAAATTCCCCGACACATAATCAGAACTCATACGGCTAACACTTGGATAGTTTACATAAGAAGTGTGAAGAATGTTAGATAAGTTAAAATTCAACGTGGGGTCATTAAGTCCAACTTCAAACAACCATTCATTTCCGGCATTATAAATGCCATCGCTCACTGGGATTAAACCCATAATAGATACAGCATTCGCTTTAGTGTTCACGGTTACGTCAAATATGCCCGATACACATACACCACCAAACTCATTAATTGGAACGATTTTATACCTTACATTTGTATTTAATGGTGCGGTATTATCCCATGCAACTGCCTCTCCTAATCTATTAATATTGACCTGCTGAATGAATTGCCAAACTCCTGCATTTTCACGGAAGATGCCTATTCTTTTGGGTTTGCCTTCTTCGGAGGGGGTAACGCCGCCAATACTCAGAAGAAGTTTAACTTCCGCAGTTGGGACAAACCCATCAATAGCAAAATCTCCTCTTTCTTGCTTAAAATCTCCTTGTCCATTCGCTGTAACTTCTGTGGATATATCTTTAAGAACATACTCTCTTGCGCTCTTATGAATCGCCCCATTTCTTGTTTTTATTGTTACGATAGGGTAAAGATAACCAGATGATGTCGCCCAACATTTCCGAGTAGTGTAATTGAGCCTTTCACTATATATATACCCCGAATCATCAAGAAGTTCTGACACGGCTTCTATTTGAGATATATCATCCTGTGCGATATACGGCATTTGTGTTTCTGAATAATAAAGTTTAAAATTAAAATAAGACAATGAGTTATCGTCATCCCATCCACCAGCTTGTCCATTAATACCAAACTCCAAAGGCCGAGTATTAAACCACGGAGGAACACCAGTTTCTTGAGGTATCGTAAGCCACAAATTATAATACAAATTAGGCTTTCTCCTGCACATTAATAAATATTGAGGAGTGATGATATAATTTGAGTAAATGTGATACTTTGTTCCAGCCGACAACGAAATAGTGGTAAATGCTTCAGATAACTCAACTTCTCCTGTCGTTGGATTATAAGATAAAAGAGTGTGTCTCTCATTATCTATCTCTATCTGCATTTCTGCCACAATTCGCTCATCATTCATTGTTGGTAAATATTTGCCAGTAATAGAATCATAACCCCATTCATATATCGAGTCAATATTGGCCTCAATTACGATTTTTGTGGAGTCAGCCCCTAATCCCTGAATTGTTCCATTTGTAATTTTCATGTCACAAACATTTTCTCTGCCAACTGAATCGCCTTGAAATATTTGTGCCTGTACGACATAATCTCTTTTGTTGACGTAATCGTTCGTCAAATTGTGTGTCAACAAAAATTGTTCTCCATTAAACTTATAAGGAGTATAATTTCTTGTATAATACGAAAATGTGTCTATTATATTGCCAGTTTTGTAGTCGTATACATTAAATTTTGCTCCGTACATAGCGTCACCATTAAATGTGAATGATACATCATAACTTTCATCAGAGATAGTATCTACGCATTGGTTTTCTGGTTGAAAATTTGTAGGGAATTGTAACATCGCCCCTCCTTTCTGCCAGCCACAAAGGGCTGGCATTATTCTTTTTTTATCTTATAGGACTTTCCGTCAATTGTACACTCCAATATTTGTTGATTTCAGCCATAAACTGATCGTGGAATTGTTTTGGATTGTCAGCCTTAATAACCATTCCGTTAATATTGATAACCCTACTGTTATTTAAGTTAGAAGTATTATTATTAAGAACAGAACTTACTCCTTTTATGGCTCTATCAGCGACAAGGTTTGTAAAACTTCCTGTTCTTACCATGTCCCACAGTTCCTTAGATTGACTTGCATTGAACACCGTTTCGGATTTGTTTGGAGAACCGTGAACTTGAGCCAGTCCAGTATAAGCAACAGAACCACCCTGAGAATAACCCTCCATTCTCCTCATAGCATTTGCTGCTTCGGCAAGTTGAGCATCCCATAAACTATTAACGGTTCCGTATCCCGTAACACTTTCGTCTAACCTTTTCCTCATAGCTTCAACGGCATCTCGATATTTTTCTATGAACTCAGCCATTTTGTCAGCAGCACTTGATACATCTGCTTCGATTCTTATAGGATTATTATTAAGCTCCGTTATCTGTCTATTGAGGTTTGATATCTTATTAGTAGTTGTATCAAGTTCCGAGTTCTTGCGGTTTATCTGAGAAATAATATCAGAATATTTGTTAGCAAAATTGTTGAGATTCCGCTGCCTCTGCTCGTAGGTAGAGTTCTCGTCCAGCATAATTGCATTAAGCAACTCATCGTAGCCGTCAAGACTGTTCTTGATTGAGTTTACCGCATTTTGAACAGACGATTTGTAGTCTTTCCAAACCTGTATCTGCTTCTTTTTAGTTTCGATTTCCGCATTTTTAGCATCAATACTTGCCTTGAGATTTTTAATTTCGTTGTCCGTAATGCTCTTTAACTGTGCGTTGTAGTTGCGATATTCAGACCTATAATTCTTGAGAACGTCAATGTCTTTAGATGCAATCTTTTCTCTCCAATCAGAACCGAAAATTTCAGCCGCAAGTCGTTCATCTTCTTGATTTCGGATTTCCTCAACAGTGTTTTTCCACTCGTCAGCATACTCTTCAAATGCTTTAATCTGCTCATCAAAACCGGATATCGCTCTGTCTCGCTCTTTTTCGAGTTCGCTTACTGCCTTGTTTGTATCGGCATCTTCTAACGCTCTTTGCGCCTTCACCAAAGCGTCTTGGTCAACTTTATACGTCCAGCCAGTACCAGTGCCATAAACTCGCACCTTATTGTTTTTGGCATTTTCTAAAGCGGCAAGTTTTTCGGCGTAGTCTAAAGCGTCAGCTCTTTCAGAGTTTTCTTCCTTCAGTTTATCAATAAGATTGTTGTAATAATCCTCAATAGCCTGACGGTTTTCTTCAATCTCATCGATTTGCTTTGAGATAGTGCTATCTACAACATTAGCAATAGTTTCGTAATTCTTGACAACTTCTTCGAGTTCTTCTTTTTGTTCTTCAAGAATGTCAAGCTGATCTTCTAAGAGCTGTTTACTATCTTCAAGCTCTTTAGATTCTGCTTCAAGGCCGTCTACGATTCCGTCAATTTTCATTTCTTGAGCCTTGAGCATTTTATCCGCCTGAGTGTTGAGATCGCTGATTTCGGTTTTGAGTTGCTCTTGGGATTTCTTCAAAGCATCAATCTGAGCTTGTAACATCTTTTCGGTATTAAGAAGATTACCTGAGTGAGCGTTATATTCCTTGATTAAAATAGAATCTCTTTCAATCTCGTCACCGTATGCCTTTGAACTCTTAGTTAATGATTCAATCTGCTGTCTAAGGTCTGCTTGCTTGCGCACTAATTCTTCTGTGGGGCGGGTATTTCCCGATGCTTCATTACGAATACGAGTATTAACTCGTGCCATTTCCAATTGCAATACTTGTAATTCACTATCGGCTCTTTGCTTTGCTAACTGCGTCTCTTGCATATCTTGCTCTATCAAAGTGCGGTTCTTATCAATAATGCTATCTTTTAATGCAACTATATCATCGAGTTCAAAATGATATTTGCCGGCAGAATCTATCACTGGCTTTAAAAGTTTGTCCGTATCAAGTTTTAAGATTTCCCATGCAGAATTATGATCTAATCCCTCACCTTTTATAAGCTTGACCATTGCGGATTCAATCTTGTTGATATTCTCCATCGCACCCTTATGCACATTATCAAGAGATTCCAAAAAGTCGCGATAGATTTGTTCTTCGTCTGCGGCTACTCCAGATGCCACTAAGCCAATATTGTTGAGCGTTGCCGTTGCAATATCTTCTAAAGCCGGATATTCTTCTATGAGATTACGTATAACAGCTTCTTGTTCTTCGAGAGATTGCCTTGCACCTTGTCTTTTAGCAGGTGTAGCAGTTACGTCATTTATAGTTTGAGAGAGTTCTGTAAGCTGCTTTACCGTGTCTTGATAAGTTTTTAAATCCTCACCACTTAAAAGAGCTTCAAGAGATTCAGACTCAGAAAGCATCTGCTGTTTAGTTTGGATTATATCATAATAATCAGAAACTTGTTTTAAAACACCTAAAACGTGGTCTTGTCTATCTCCCTCTAAATCAAAATAATCTGCCACAGAACCTTTCTGCTCTATTAATTGTTTATAAGCATCAACATAAGCGTCTATAGCTCGTTTTGTTTGTTCTGCATCCAGTCCCTCTTTAAGAGAAATATTATACCTTAAATCTTTTACAGCTTGATTGTTAATCTGCCTTTCGATTATATCTTCATTATATGTAAACAAATCCGATACATTTTGTTCTTCTAAGGCATCTTTTAAAGATTTATAAAATATATTAGCCTCGGTAACAGCCGCCTTTTTAACAACATCACTTCTATCCGTAAGAGTGTCTATTTTAAATGTAGACAAAGAAAGGCTCTGTCCAAAAAATTCCTCGGCATCTTTAATTGTCTGTCTATTATCCGTAAGCCAACTTTCATTTCTCTGCTTTTCTTGTTCAAGCAGTAAACCAATATTATCTTCAAGTTTGCCATTAACTAAATCAATAGCATCAGCTTCAAGCCCATATTTATTAATAATTTGATCTTGTATAGGAAGCAGACTATCTTTTGCAGTCGACAAATTTTCTGTTGTAGATGCAAGTTTTATATACTGACCCACTAAGTCCTGAATATTTTTAGTTTCTTCTTCGTATGCTTTAATTTCAGAAACCGTGTTGTTTAGTCTTTGCTCTCTTTCAACTCTAAGTTTTTCTGCTTCTTCGGCAGCTTCTTTTTCTTTGTTTATAAGTTTGGTAATCCAAGACACCGCAACACCAACTGCCAGAGAAAAACCAATTGAGAGTGCGGCGTTAAGAGCAACTACTCCAGCTCTTGCAGCTAAAGCACCAGCCTTAGCCTTTAAGAATCCACCTGATACGTCATTAAGTCCTTTTCCAAACAATGTCAGCCTTTTCGTGCCCTTATCAAGTTCTTCTAAGCCAAATATAGATGGCTTGCCACCTGTAAGAGTTTTAATTGAACTTATAGTTGCTATCAAAGTAGGCAACGTTCCGAAAGTGCTACTTGCTTTTCCGAAAAGCTGAACTAAGCTTGTAAATATGGTAGCCAGAGCTTTCAATCCGTCCATTACGGATGAATCTGTCAAACTTTGGACTGCCGTATTTAAACTCTGAATTGTGTTAATAGCTGTATCAGAGTTGATAAATTCATTGACAAGTTCTGCCCAACTATTTTTCAATTTGTTGATAGAACCAGTCCAGTTATTCGCAGATTTTTCTGCTTCTATCGCTGCTGAGCCTATAGCGGCATCAGAACGATAGGTTTCAAGTATTTCTTTGTAAGTGTCCCATTGTGAAAGTAGGGCAGCAAGTTGATTGCCGCGATATTTACCTCCGACAGCACTAATTAAATTTGCCTTCTTGACACTGTCATCTGCTTCTTTATTGAAAGCTGTTGCTAATTCGTCAAGCACGACCATTGGGTCACGCAAAGCCACAGCACCATTTCGTACCTCTTTTAAAGATACGCCAAGAGCCTCCGCAGCTTTTTCATATTTAGACAAAGACTCAGCGGTGATATCTTCCTCGCCATCACCAACTTCGCCTTTGACTTGCTGGATATTCATCAAAATGCCTCTCAGGGCGCGGCTGGCGATTTCTCCACCTTGCTGAGTGGTTGAAATCATTGTTGCCAGAGCAGCAGTCATCTCATCAATACCAATACCGGATTGTGCTGCCTGAGAACCCGCTATTTTTGTAGCTTCTGCAAGCTGAGACATATTCAGAGCATAATGGTTGGTTACATAGTTCTGAGAGTCTAAAACTTTCGTCAATTTCTCAAGACTTCCCTGATATCCATATGCCGCATTTGTGGCTATAATATATTCGTTAGCCAATTCAGCAGTCATATCTCCGGCAGACTGAGCTAAAAGAGAAAGTTGTGCAAGGTTTTCTGATTCAACTTCTCCAAAACCCGCTCTACTCATTTCCTGTACGCCGAGCAGATAATCGCTGGCAGTCCTACCGTACTGACTTGCAGCATCAAAAGATTCTTGTCCAAGTCGCCTCAAACTCTCCGCACTTCTGTCAGATGTTTTTGAGATTTCAGTTAATCGTTCATCTACCGTTTGCAATTCAGTAACAGCATTTCTTATTTGGCTTATAACAGTATTGATAATCTGATTTGCCGATATATAAGTTGAAATTGTTTTAAAAGCATTGCCAAATTTCTCAAACGCTGATGCTCCAGCCAATCCCGCCGCTTGTGCTTCTTTGCGGAACACAGCCATGTCAGCCGATAAGTCTTTGAGTTCTCTGTCAGTAAGGTCTGCACCCTTTGCCATTACAGAAGTTATTCTCGACCACTCATCTGCAAAAGACCTTCCGCTTGACATCTGCTTTGTAGATTCGACAGCCCTCTTGTTTGCTGCGGCATAAGAGTTTATATCCGCAGTAAGACGCTTAATGCGGTTTTGAAGATTGGCGACACGATTATCTTCCTGAAAAGTTTTCTTTTCTTGCTTTTCAACTTCCTTTTGAGCTTTATTCAAATCCTCATAATACTTTTTCATATCTTTGAGGACTTGATTTTCAGCAGTCATTCCCTTAACCGATTCTTCAAAACGACCTTGCCAGTAATCATGTTGTTGCTCCTCACGAAGTTGCTTTGCAACCTCAACACGCTTTTGCTCTACTGCAAGTTGCTGTTGTTCTTCTTTAAGGGCTTGCTCAAATTCTTTGTTAAACGTTTTTTCTTTTTCTTTATTTATACGTTCTTCAATTTTAAGCTCTCTCTCAAATTCCTTATTAAAGGCAGCTTCTTCTTTCTGGGCAACTTTTAAAAGTGCTTGTGTTTCGTTGAGCGCAACCTTTATTTTGGTGTATGCTTGAATTTTTTCATTTATACCTTCTTTTGACTCATTCTGAAAATCTGTTGAAAAATCAAAGCCACTTACCAGTTTTTGCAACTCTTGGAAACTATTCTCTAAGTTTTGCGGAACATTATTTAGTTTTTGGTAATCAACTGTAAGTATCTTAATTTGAGAATCAGCTTTGGCAATTCTTTGAATAAAATTCTCTATTGCGTTTTGAGGTATGTCAGAGGTCATTTGAGCATTTGCAAGTTGAAATTCTTTCCTTATTGCTGACAGAGCGTCTCTCGCCCTATTTAAAGATGTCTCATCAACAATTTCTTTACTCATTATACCAGTAAAGACTTCATTGTAATTAACACCATCTCGCGTAGCCAAACTGTCTAAAGCTAATTTTGTTTTTTGAATTTTAGCTGTTAGAATATCGTAATCTTGCTGCAAACGTTCTTGTTTTAAATGTAAGATTTCAGACTGCTTTGCCCCCTCTGCATAAACAGTTGAAATTGTACCAATTTTTTTATTTATGTTTTCTGTGCTTATATCAGCATTAATTTTAGGGGCTTCTATCTTGAGATTTTTGCTAATACTTGCCAGTTGCGACTGTATAGAAGAAATACCTTCGGTGTCTAACTCGCACTTGATTTTTATTCCTTCGATTTTTTTCTGCAATTTAGGAATATCAACTGTGTTAATTTGTTTCGCACTATCGTTTACATTTAACGAAGCAACTAACTCTATCATATTATCTGCCATCTAACCACCTCTTTTCGTCAATATGCCTTGCCACCGAAGAAGTCATCGGCATCTATTTTTATACCTAATTTATTTGTTTTGTTAAAATCTCTTATGCCCTTTTCTACGGCGTTAATTCCTGCAAAATAAGTCAAGCGTGGAACTTCTTGTCCTATCATATTTGCGAGACGTGGTGCTCTCCAACCTTTTTCCATGAGAATTGGAACAAACGTTTCATGTCTTTCTTTAATAGGAATCCAATATTCACCGCCAAAATCTTCTCGATATACTCCTGAAAGATTTGGGTGCATTGCCAAGTCATTTTGAAATCCCACGCCAATATGCAATGTATTGCCCACAATCTTAATGTCTGCTAATCCCTCTGCATACAACGCATTTTTATATCCATTAGTACGCTCATATATTGTAGGCTGATAACTGTCATAATACCTGTCAATGTAATACTGAATACAGTCATACAGCCTTTGCGCCTCGTGTACCATTGTTGTTGCAAGCGTTTTGCCATCAGACATTTTAACTTTTTTTAATGCAATTTTACTTAGTTGCTCCTTCAGACTTTTCGCCATTAGGCTCACCACCCGTCTTTTCTATAACATTATCGGTTATTGCCTTTACAAAATCCTTTTCATTCACCTTACTCAGCCCGTCAAGCACTTCCTTTATATCGGCAAGATTCTGTGTGTTATCTACTGCGATATTTGCCGATATGTCAGAACACAGCTTGTCAAACGAGGTCTTGTGTGTCAGGAACATAAAGTCAATTTGCTTATCAATTGCCGATTCTACCTCTGCCCATAATGGAAGTCTTGTTACGTCATTCTCAATCTGCGCAAACCAATTTCCAGCCTGCGTACATTTAAAAACTTCACTGATTTCTTCTTCGTTTACCTCTATATCGGTAAGATATTTCAGTATCGCGAAGCGACGCGCGATTTCACGATTTTCTGCGTGAAACTCGCCGTTCTGAAAACAGGTCTGTGCTACGGTTTGCACGATGTTTGCCATTGTGTTTACGTCGAGGTAGCCCTTGATTTCTACCTTTGCGCCGTTGATATTCTTGGTTGTGTTTCTGAGAGCAAAGTTCTTGCCGATAACGTCTGTAATATTTGCCATAATTAAATCTCCTTTTCATTATCTATTGCATAAGTAAGTATGCCGAGACTATCTGCAACATCATCATTACCCAATAAGTCTACACCATACTTTTCTTGCATAAGCTCAATACAAGCCTGTTTTTGAACATCGCGTTTACCTTTGCAAATCCCAATGTGTGCCTTCCACGTTACAGGTGCAACAATTTTGTAAGGCATCTTCATTTCTTTGAACATAAAAATAAGCTCACCCTGTAAACGAGCGAGCATTTGATAAACAGAAACATTCCCAGCCTGCAATTGTATATTCTCGAAATACACCACATCGGGCTTGACCTGTTTAATTTTCTTTTTTATCAGAACCGCCATTTCATATATGCGGTCATCACCTTCACCATTTGCATTAAGCTCTCCGTAATCGGTGAGTTTACCATTTACTCCGATACTAAAAGCTGAATGGCGAGACGCTTGATCTATTGCGAGGATTTTCGTACAACCACCTCCAAACTTTTGTGCTTGCTTCAATAACGATATTAGCATGATGTAATTTGTTGCTGAGATTTCTTTGCCTTTTCCTTTCGTGAATATTGTTCTCCACAATACTCGAAAACATATCCGTGAGTGTGTTTGATTTTCCCTTTTATGACTTTTAATATAGCAGAAGCATCGCAACCCAATACTCTTGCCACTTCGCTTACTTTGTAAAAGATTTCTCCCGTATTTACACATCTAACAGCTCTCTCCGAGTGCCTTAAATTATAATCATTGAAAGTATACTCTTTTCCTTCTTCATAAAAATCAAATTTATATTCATAACCACGAGAATCGTATTTATCAGTTCCTCTTTTGCAATGACAAATATCATTAACAGTTGTTATCCCATAAGCTTCATTAGCCTTTTCACAGCTATCATAAATCTTCATATCGTTAAGACAAATTACTTTCTTCCATTTCTTTGTGGGCAACTGACGAGCTGCTCTAACATTAGTAAGCCACGTTTCATAATTGTCGCCCATAATTTCTTCGATGTGCTTGCCATAATTCCAGCACTGCTCCCCACATTTTCCTTTACGCGAATCTGCAATTTTCTTTCTTGCTTCGTCGCTCATTGAAAAACTTGAACTATTTTCACCGCCGTAAGATTGATTATATCCATTTTTATAACTATCACATTCGCGTATCAAACGTTGTTCAAATCGTGCTGCGACCTCAAACGGCAAATTTGTTGCAATAACGTTCTTTTCAAATGTTTCCCAACCATATTTTTCTACAGCTCTGGTTAGATGTATGTTATGAGAATAGGCTCTACCCCTTTTCCATCTATCTTTTGGGTTTTGCGATGTAATTCCCACATAATATTTTTGACTTATAGGATTGTACAGTGTATAAACACTAAATAATTTATCAATATGCATTTTCAACCTCTCCCCTTCATTCACATTAACATAACAAAATATTAAGTAAAACATCATTTGTTACCATGACAGAGTGCAAAAAGCCTACACCTTCTCTAATTATATTATACCACTAATTTCATGAGTTGTCAAGGGGTTCTAAAAAGAAAATAGGGGTAAGTTCTATATTTTCTTACCCCTTTCTTAATTATAATTCATCTTTATAAAGTTTGCTTCTTCTTGTTTTTCTAATAGTTGTCTTACCTTCTTTTGAAGTTTCGACAGCTACAATATCCTTAATTTGTTCAGCGATACTCGGCTTCAAATTGCTTAAATCACTATCAGCTGTTATGCCAATATTTTCAAAAGCAATCCTTGCATCATCCTTGCTGTACACTTTGGAGTTGTACTGTTCAATTATCATATAAATCTGGTAATGCTCATGCGTATCAGTGTAAAACTTCCACGCATGAGTACCAGCACATGAAGGACAATAATTATACTTCTCGCCACAAATTAAGCATTTTGCGAGATTAGCCATTATAAGCCTCCTTATTCACCTGCAATAACCATTCTATAAAGCTCACGAGCCTCTGAGCAATAATCATAAGAACACGTCAGATTGCAGTCAATATTAGAATCGAGTGCCATTCCCAGAGTGTAGTTAGTCTGGAACTTAGCTGACGGGAATATGAAGTAAGCGTATATAGGAGATGTTTTATCGCATACATCATAGCCTCTTACGAGTACCTTAACAACAGAAGCAACAGGGAACTCCTCTGCGGAGTTTACAATCTGAATAGCATCTGCTGTATCATACTCGTAAGTAATAAGAATAGAAGAACCAGCGTCATAATCAGCATTAAGAACTGTAATAGTATCTGCTGAACCACTACCTTTAGTGAATACAAATTCACCAGAAGAAGGAGTTGTTGTTCCTCTTTCGAGCTTCTTTCTTGTAGAGCCGTCTTTAGTAAGGAAAGCGGCGGACACCTTATATACAGGAGTTCCAACAGTTCCACTATTTCTTACACTCTGGTCGAGAGATATGGTTGTTGTTGTTGTATCAACCGTAACCTTTCCAGATGTTGCTATGAGCTTTACTGTCTCAAACTTAGGAACAGGAATAAGATTTGCATTAGAACCTCTTTCCACCTCTGATCCGTTCATGCTTGCAACTAATTCAAGTGTTAAGAGAGGAGTTGAAAACGAAACGTCACAAGACTTGGCTCTCGAAATTGAGAATATGGTATTTCCCTGAGCGTCTGTCTTAGTATCTTCCTCTGCATCTACGCTAATCTGAAAATCCATGAGCTGATTCGTCATCCAAGAAAGCGAACCGTCGCTATTCTCGCCAACAGCGTAAATGGCTCTCTCAGGCACGAATGTAGAGAGGTCTGTGCTAAAAGCTACTGCCATATTATTACCACCTTTCTGTGTTAGTCAATTGGTTTTAGCCAATCTAATTCTTTCTTAATTTTGCTGTATTCAATACAGCCACTATATAAACCTTGATATAAATGATTTGCATTATCAATTATCGAGATACGTTTCAAACTATCAAAGAACGCATACACTTTCATATCCCACACTTTATCCCAACCATACTTGAAGTTTGGGTGGTTTACGAGAGCCGAAATGTATGGCAAATAAGCCGAGTGAGTGCCTTTAAAAGCACGAAGTCTCTCTTGATATTTAGCGTCATTTCGAGCGTCAATTATCAACTGCTTCTTTGCAAAACTATCCTTGACTTGTGTGTACTGAGGTTGCGGCATACCGTGCATTTTACGAATATACGCCGTCATTTCCTCAAAAATATCACTATTGAATTTGATACCGTTTTCATCAACCATACACAATTCGTTATCACATTTTACAGGAATAAAAGATGAAAAGTCTAAATCACCGAATAAAGGCGATGCATCTAACTTGTTGTTCTCTTTATCCTTGTGGTTGGACAACATCATTGCAAATATGGTGAACATTTGAAAATTTGTTATCTCAGTATAATCAATTCCCATATCTTCTAATTGAGCGCATCGGTCTATATTAGTTGCCGTGAACACTGAAATCATGGAGAGATATTCGCTCTCCCCATAATCACATATTTCGCCCAAAGTTGGGCATTTTATTTCAACACCGTTGGGTAACTTATAATTGTCACCACGGTATAGTTTCAATTCGTCAATGTCTCGCACGAGAGATCACCCCTCGCACAAGCTATCGTCCAAATCTACCGTTTCAAACACAAGTTCTCTAACTCTATAAGTATTATTAATATCGCCCGCCACATCGGACACTAATGTTAATGTACCAACGCCGAAGTCTTGTCTGCCTTCGTACTTATCTTCAATAAGTTCAGCAAGGTAGTCCATTCTCGTGCCACTTTCACCAACGATATTTAATCTCATATCTTCTTGGTGAGTTACAACACGGAATATAACATACGGATGCGTCCAAATACTGCTACTGCTTTCGCCATAACGTGAACGCCTTTGCGGAATATCAATTTCTACTGTAATATATGTCTTTACACTTTCTTGTGTGTTTGGAACGTAATGATGGGGCATCAGTCTGACCCAAATCAAATCATCTTCCGACTCGTCGTCGTTCAATCCAAGACCTTTTATAATATCATCATCTTGCGACAACTCTGACATAATTTTGTTCTTGTATTGTCTTATTATCTTTGACTTTGCCAAAATCCTGACACCTCCTTAAACCGCCCCAATTACGTCAACAAGCAACTCACTCCGCTGACCGTCACCTACGACTTCTACCTTGAAAGTTGCCCCAACTAAAGCCGAATCATTAGCGCATTTGACAACGCATTTATTGCCAGTCTGCTCCATTGTCAGCTTGCCATCCAATAATGCGGAATTAACGAGAGAGAACACAACTTCATTCTCAGTCTCCGCCGTAAAGGTCTTACGACCACCTATTCTAATAGATGGTGCGCCCGAATATGTTATGTTTATTGGACTTGGGTGCGGTATGTCGTTAGGATTTACATAATCACAAAGCATTAAGTCAATTCTGTCAACATCGGGGTTAATCTCAGTTTCCGTGAGTACAAGCAGAATACAACCCTTGCCGTCATATCTCGGCTCGGCTGTTCCGTCATATCCCATAGTAACCGTATCGACACGAGTAATGTCGTAACATTTTGGTAACTCCGTATTAAAGTCAATCATAAGACGCTTGTCCGATCTCAGTTTCAAAGTTTCCTCATCAATCGGCAAATACACCATAAGCTGATTTGAGCCAACAACTATGACGTTATTATACTTCTCGCCGTTGTTATATTTAGAGGCACTAAGCACTACTGACCAACGCTCGATAACATCTGCATCTGCGTTCTGCCATTTAAGCAAGTAATTGCACTGTTGCATCTTGCCATATGTGTAGACTTCCTTATCCCAATCACAGGAGACAATGAGCCACATTGCGCCAGTCCATTCCACCAAATCGCCAGCGTTGAAATATTCATCGGGCAAACTCTTTACTTCCTTGTAGTAGGGGAGCGTACCGTCATCAATAACGAGTTTCTGTGGTACGCCATTAACAAGACAATCTTTGCAGGAGAGAGAGTTTATAGCATTGATTTTCAAATTACGTTTCTCTTGGTATAAAGTGCGATCTCTCTGCGTTGCGCCTCGAAACTGCACCCTTGCCTTATACGAATCGAAATCAGCCATATTATCCCTCCTTTCCAAAATACTTCTTATTAATATTCTCTATACAACGTATAGCCTTAAACACTTCGCGCTTGCATATCGTGTTATCATAATCATTATCAATCAGATATTCTACGATATTCAACGCGGTCATAAACTGCGGTTCTTCCATAAGTTGACGATACAACCCGTAACTCCCAATCATCTCGATTTTGAGACTTTCAAGATAAGACGTAAGAGTTTTGCACCCTTCTTCTTTCATAGGCAAAATCTTGTAAATCTTACCTATCATATACTGAAAGTAGTTCTGAAAAACACTCTCATCTAATTCTGCATAATCTATCTTTACGCTCATATCAAGTCACCTACATCGTTGCGAATAAATGAATATTCTTTAATACGTGATAGGAAGTTGGCATGAGCCATAGAATAAGTATCGTTGACCTTATCAAGTAAATTTGCAGGAGAAAAAGTCGTAAAATCCTTAGTGCTTAATGCGTTTCGCAGTAAGTCAAGATTGTTGCGTATAGGCTTCAGCCATGCTTCAACCATTCCCTCGGTCAGTATATCTATCTCCATAAGGTCTAAATCCTCAGTGAATCCGCCTTCCTCGGTCTGAGTCAAATCCTTCTTGCAGGATTCTAAAAATCTTACAACAGCTTGATTAAGCCAACCACGCATTGAAGTCTGCGCCAACTCAGCGGTCATATCCGCCAAATCGTAGTCGTTAACCTTATCCAAGAAACTGTTGTAAATTGTTGTGTAAGCGGTCATTAGCTCACCTCGTCCATATCAAAACTAACGCCAAGTGCCTTTTCAAGAGCCTTAACCTTTGCCTTTGAATCCAGTCGTTCATCTTCCTCTGCCATCATGGTGTATGCCTTTGTGAGAATAGTCTCTTTTACAGGCTTTGAGAGAGTAGGAACAACTTCCTCAATCTTCTTAGCCGAGAAACTAAAAATATCATCGATGTTGTTATACAAACCATTTGAAGTATAATATTTATCCACGTTAAGAGCCTTATAAATCTCGTCGGCGGTGTAATCGTCAGTGTCCTCAAAAACAATCCAGTTGTTAATGAAAAACTTCTTCTGAGAGTTACGCATAGAAACAAGTTCTCCGTACTCCATTTCAATTACAACGCCAGTCTCATCCCATACTTCCTCATATCCAGTTTTCTTTGACTTGTAGTATAGAACTCCACCCACATTGCTTTTAACAGGAATAAGATAATCGGAATCAATTTTTATTCTTACAGGCTTTTCGGCACTTGCCTTTTCCGTATTTGCCTTTGTAGGTCTACCCATATTTAATTCTCCTTTAATTCATGTAAAGGGCGGTATATTTCAACCGCCCATAATTTGATTAAGTAAAGTCGTAAACACCCATTGTAGCTGAAACAACAACAGCGATACCCTCACGACGGATTACAGTGTATTCCTGTGTGAGATCAGCGTTGTCAGCAGCATCTCTTGCGATTACGATAGGCTCACCCTCAATGTAATGCTTGATAATCTTGTCATCACCTGCGAGAACGTAAACTCTTGTGTCAGAAAGAACAAAGTTGCCAGCAGCATCAAGATAATTCTTGAGTCTAATGCAAGGAGTTCCGTTGAAACTCTGAGAGAATCCTACGGCATAATAATCGTCCTTCACGGTCTCTCCGATTTGAGACATAGGGAAGTTTCTGAGAGCTGTTCTTGTGCCAAGAACGTATGCAGTCTTGCCAGTAGCAGCCTCAACCTTCTCAATAAGATTAAGCAGACCTGTCTCGCTGGGTGAACCAGAAGCAGTTACAGTAAATCTTGCTGTTGAGAGGTTGTTAAACTGCTTTGCAACGCTTGCATAGAACTCACGCTCAAAGCTCTTAGCTACACGATTTACAAACTCTACCCAGTCGATTCTGCCAGAGAGAATGAGAATAAGCTCCTCATAAATCTTGACAGCCTTGTTTACAGGTGTAAGCGGAACTTTCTGACCACCGATAAGTCTCTGACGGCGAATACCCTGTGTGCCATTTGCAACAACATCAACTGTGAGAAGTGAGTTGTCAGGAACGAGGAACTCAGGCTTGTCGCCCCACTCGCCATTCTTTGTTTCGATCATATCCTTGAGAGGTGAATCCTCAAGAGTTGCAACGTCAAGAGCAACGTCAATAAGCTCCTCAATAACTGCAAAGAGTTCAGGACACTTGCCATCGCGGATTGCCTTATAGTCTATAGTTGTAGAGCCGTTATTAGCCTCTTTAATCTTATTAACAATAACGTCTGTGGGGTTGCCCTCTGCAAATGCAGTAGGAACGCCACGGTATGCGTCAATACAGAGTTTTCTGAAATTTGCTTCCATAATCAAATACCTTCCTTTCTATATTAAATTAAAGAACCTCGAATACGTACATTGTCTTGCCACCAACTACCTCTGTGTTAAGGAGCTGTGCAAAAGCCTTTGTAGATGCTGAAGAAGCTGTCCACTTGCCATTACCTGCGGCAATGTACTTGTCTGTAGTTGAAGGTGTGCCAGAGCAAACCTCACCTGTAATTGAGAAAATGTCGCACTTTACGAGCTTGCTGATTCTTGCAATATCGCCAGAAGCATTATAGAAGTTCTCAAGAGGCTTCATATCTGTTATGTATGCGTGTTCAGGAGATGTAACTACCCAAACGTCAGCAGCGTTTGCGCCTGTAGCAGCAGAAGTTGTGAATACCTCTCTCTCGCCAGCAAAAGTGCCTGTTGTAGCAAGACCACCACAGAGGATGGGTGCGCCGTTATCTATATCGCCATAAGCCTGTGCTGTTCTAATAAGTGCGCCGTCATGTGTGTAAGAACATGAGTCGCTTCTAAAAATTCCATGTGCCATAAACTTTAACCTTCCTTTCTATTAATCGTTATTTCCATATCGCTCAAATATGTCACCATAAGGAGACACTTTGGCGGGGGTTGTTTCTACTGAAAACTTCATAGTTTCAGCTTTTGTTGTTTTAGACTCTTTGAAAGCAAATGTGCTCATTGCAAATTTGCCAACAAGCATAATACATTCCTTATCGAGCTGTTCAAGATCGTATTCATTAGACTTTTCTTTGAGAAGCTTGTATTCGGGCATCTCGCCAATACGTCCATCATACTTTGCAAAGATTTCACTCTCAGCCTGTTCTCTCTCAGCCTTTTCAACTGCGAGTTTATAAGGAGTAAGAGTTGAAATCTGCTCGTTAAGTGCAGTAATCTGAGCTTCAAAATCTGCGTTCTGTGCAGTAAGAGCGTCAATTGTTACGAGTGCGTCATTGTAAAGAGCCTCGTAGTCTACGGGGATTACTTCGGGTTCTACAACAGGCTCAGTTTCATTTGAAGAAGTCTCAGGTTCTACTACTTCGGGTTCTGTTTCTGCTGTAAATTCCTTATTCTCGTCCATGTTTTCACCTTCCTTATCTTCAAAAGCAAAGACTTCGGACATAGCCTGTTTCATTTCATTCATCTTAATTGCAAAGTCATCTGCGCTAAAGTTAATAGGAGTTACGTCTGCTGAAATAAAGCATGGCGTCACATTCTCGTCGCGGTCATCGGACTTGTAGAGGAGACAAAGAGCACTAAACTCAAAATCAAGAACTTCAATATAATTGCTATCTGATTCTAAAGGTCTATATTCTTTGCAATCCACCTCCATTGACTGATTCCACCAAATATCTTCAGAGTAGATAGTCTCTTTCAATTCGGGATATCTACCAGTCCACAAAATCGCTTCGCAAGTCAAATAATCAACATCAATACCGTACTCATTAACAGTTTCCCACCCAAAGGTATTAGCCTTTACAACACCAAAAGGAACGCAAAGAGACTTAACAGACCAATCTTCCCAATCAATATACATATCATGTCCGCCAATTTTATACTCTCCATTTTCATCTTTGAAAAGGTGAGCAACAACAGGCGCATAATTAAGAGAGTTGAGATGTGCTTCAACAACGTCTTTGTCAAAATAAGACATATTGCGGTTCTTTCCAGTCGCCATAACCTTAATCTTTACAAGGGTAAACTCACTATTTAATTCTTCAAGTACAGTAAACTTTGTAGATGAATTAACACTAAACTTATCCATTGTTCTTACTTCTACCTCCTTTCTCAGTAGTTTCTCGAATTACTCAGAAACACAAGAGGTTTCGCTTCATATAATGCCATTCCTCGTCTGAGTATTTCTCAGCCAAGTGCTTTTGCAAAGCCTCTGTATCGGCAAAAGCGTAAACTGTCTTGCCATCGAGCGTTTGTTTAATATATGCAAAACCCAAAGCCGCAAGTTCTTCCTGTGCTTTGGGTTCTACTACCATTATGAATTTGTCCATTGTCTACCTCCTCATTTATATTCATTAGAGGTATTCTCGTTACTCTCTGTATTGTCCGTGGGGTTCTCCTCTGTCGGTCTACCGCTTTCGCCCTCAACACCGCCATTACTCAGCGTGTTTGAACTAATAAGCGGACGATTAAAGATTTCATCACAACACTTGAGAATATCATTTTCAAGATAACTCTGATTTATTACGTCTATAGGTTCTAAGCCAAGCGAAGCTGCGTAATACAGTTTGCTACACATACCGTATTGAGCTGCCTTTAAATAATAGTTCTGTACACTATCAAATGTGTAAATACTTTGCTCCAAGAAGCAAATCTCAAACAGATTTTTCATATCCATTTTCTGTATTTTGACATTATAAACGTGTTGCACTTGACGAATAATCTTCATCATCATAGATTCCACAGGACGTATTGCAAGTTCAAGAGATTGAGATGTGACATTATCCATGATACCAAACAATACGGGTGCAATACCAAAGTTATTAAACAAATCCTTAGTTGCGTCCTTTGTATAGTTCTTGGTCGCATCGTTGCTGTCCTTTAGTGTCACAGTGTCAAGACCAAACGGAGACATCGCAACACCAATACCCTCTGGCACTTGATTTGCAGTTAAGTTGTAATACTTGCTCGCTTGCTCAAAGCTTAATTTTGGGACACCATCTGTATCAGTTGGGATGCGATAATGAATGAGCTTATAATTATCAAGTATTGCCCCGTCTTTCTTGATTTCCTCATAAGTGTCGAGGTCAATTATAGATTTGAATATACCCACGAATGGAGGTATTGTCCAATCCATTTCAGGATCAAACTTAACACAAATCTGTTTTTTTGGTTCAAACCAACGCTTTGTTTTGTCAGGCTGAATTATCCATTTACCTTCAAGGTCTTTTTTGCCCCTATATGCCCAATATGCAGCTTCAAAATCTCTGCCATACTCTGGGAGATAACGAAGTGTTTTTTGTGTAAAATAGTCAAGGTCAAATGAAAAACGCCAAACTCCATTCTCCACGCTGGTGATTATGCAAAATTCGGGACGTACTGGCTTAATAAAGTAGTTGTCCGTATCATCATATTCAATGCCAAAGAATACACCGTCAAGGAGACAGGTTGTTAAAATCTGTGGCAAATAAGATTTTAATTTGTAATGACTAACTGTACGGCACAGCTTACGATATTCTTTGTTAAACGTCGCCACACCTTTGTTGCCCGTATCGCCAACAGGTCGTATAAGATAGTTGTTCAACATTAAAGTTGCAAGCATCGTTATCGCCCTACGGTAATGCGGCGACACCGCATAAAAGAAGTGACTAATCTCACGTAGCATTTTCTCCGACGATGGTTTGTCAGGGCAGAGAAGTGCTTTTAATATTTTGTCTCTTGGATGCTTTTTGAGAAAGATGTTTCGATGCTCAACGCTACTCGACAGATCGGCTAAAACCTGTTTGCGAAGTCGGGCAAAGTTGCGGTAGTCGTAGAGTTCATCTATCTCAGTTTGATTTAATTCGTCTTTCAATTAATCATCTCCTTTCATTTATAGGTCTTGGCTGGGCGGGATAGGAAGAAGTTTATATCTTCCTCAACTTTAGGCTTATTTATTACGCTACCCCTACGCAATTCATACAATCTATGAGCAAGCATAATTAAAACGTAGAAACGGTCATCGTGCATACGATTTTCTTTTTCTTTTGATAGCGCATAATTGACAGAAGTTCTCTCTGCGTTTTCAGTCTTATGAATAGAAGTTACTTCGTTTTTCATAAGGTCTATTTGAACTAACGCCATTTTTTCGTCATCTGAAAGTTCATGGTTTACCCATATTTCATTACCTTCCTCATCAATGCCTTCAATAACTTTTATGAAGTCCTGTCCAGAATACTCATAAGGGAATTTAATAACGCCCAAATCCATAAGCTCTATCATTTCTTCAACCATTTGAGTACGATATTTCTTAGGACTTATAAGTCTTAATTTATCACAAGCATTTGGGTAGCGACTGACATAGGTTTGATACAATTCATTAGTTTTATCAATGAACCCTCTATGTACTTTTCCATATTTATCCGAGTAGTCATTCAAGAGTCCGTCACCATAAGCACTAACTCCACCACCGCCCGCACCTGAGTCAATTTCAAGCAGATTCAGATACTCATAATCTGGATTCTGCCCATTGTAAATATTTATCAAGGCTCTAAGTTCTTCCAATTGTCTATTAGAATCAAGTTTGTATTTTTTCTTAGTAGCATTATCAATCATGTTCACACAATTGATAATGTCTCCACACCAGCCCAACTCTTTATCTTGATATACATTCATAACGCCTATAATACTATTATCTGCCGTCCTCGCTGGATCAAAGGCTATAACAATATTACTATTAGGTTTCCAATGCAATGTAGGTAAATGAAAGTTTTCATTTCGACGTATAGTGTCCCACTTTACAATCTGACTACTTCCACCGTCCATAGTAGGTTGATTAAAGTATTCTCTAAGAGCCTTATCTTTATTACTCTTGAGAGCTGCGTCCACCTTATCTCTTGTCAGCAGGGGAGTATATGGCTCTCCGTTCATATAGGTTTGAATTGCAACATCACAAATCATATCGCAGACAAAATAATCTCTATCACCTGCGAGCATACGCTTTGAGAAATTTTTATAATGTTTGTAAAACATCTTATCCATCTGATCTTGTGATGATGCATATATTAACTGAGTAGGCACTTTTCTATGTTCCGCATCTGGATTATAATTATCTTCAATAGATGTTGAAAAGTCGCTGTTCTGCGTAGCAAAAGCCTCGCAGACGGTAATCAGTTCGTCAGAACAAAATGCGCTTTCGTCAAAAAATACGACTTGCGCCCTTCGACTTCTTGCCGAATCTGGACGGCTATTTAACGTATTAATTGAACTACCATTATAAAATTCAACCTCATATCCAGCAGGATTGTGACTAAAACCAGTTTTGTTAGTTGCAGTCTTTTTAGTTTCCTTCTCAACAATATCTTTGAGAGAACGAATAGAAGCCGCTGTCTTACCCATGCGCGTAATGATTTCCTCAAGTTTGCTAAATGTTTCCTTCGCCTGATCTCCAACAGATGATACTATATATATAGCTTGATTCTCATAAAGAATGGCTTTTAAAATCATAAATACAGCACCCAAAAAGGACTTTCCAAAGTTTCGACTACAACACCACACGCTATGCGATGCGTTCCATGTGCTTTGTAATATCCATTTCTGTGCATCAATTAAGCGAATCCCCAATAAATCTTCTGAAGCAATACACGGGTTGCGCCTATAATATGCTATAGACTCAGCGTCTAACTCGCATATTTTTCTTTTTATGGGCGTAAGAATGATTTTACGTTTCTTCATCATTATCACCATTCTTTAACTTTTGTATCTCGACAAGCAATTGTCTCTTTTCTTCCATTAAATCGTCAACTTTTTCTTGAAGTTCAACAACCATTTGCCTTTTAATATCGTTGATTTCACGCATATCATTTTCATCAAAGAATGTATTTTTTTGTATTGCATTCATTGAAACTTCTGCCGCCCACCTTGTTCCTGCCGATTTGAGTTGGTCATAGTAATCTGCCTCTGCCCTATCAAAATCTTTTTCTCTAAGGTCACGCATAAGATATGTAAGAGTTGATTTGCCTATATCCTTGTTAGACCTGTTTTTTACCGAGATTTCATTCTCTTTCGCAATTTTATCATTTGACTGTACAAGTTTGCCTTTCATTTCGTTTAAGACCTGAATATCCTTACTATCAGTCAATGGTTTTAATTGAGCAATAAGCAAATCATATTGTCTTATCTGATTATTGTTGTTGACAATCTGAATAATTTGAGATAATTTATAGTTATCGTCAACAACTTCTTCATCATCTAAATACTTTACAAGTTCTCCAAATAAATAACGCCTGTCACTTGATTGATAACCTGCAAACGGATCGTAGCCTATAACTTCTATAACTGTATCTACATTCTTTCTTTCTTCGTCCGTCCAGTTTTCTTCCATCATTTCGTCAACTTCTTGCTTTGAACGCAGAAATTGCTCACTATTAATGCTCGACATAACATAATCTACAAATGTAAGATTTTTATTCTGCGATAAATTAAGTCTCTTAATATAGTCACCTAATCTAATATCTCCACTATTTTTTTCTTTCATTTGCATATAAGTCTTTTCAGAAAAAAACCAACCCATCTCAGCACAGGTCACAAGAAGCGCAATTTTCTCGTCTTGATACTTCTCTCTCATTCTGGCAAAGAAATCATCACAGCAATAAGTACATATATTGCTAAATCCATCATTGCCATTATATAAAGAATTTTGTATAACCTTAAAGAACTTACCCTCTGGTTCTTGAACAATCTTGCCACAGCAAGAGCATTTGTACAGAGGTGGCAAAGTAGTTGTATCTATCTTACGATACTTAGGCTTTGCCTTCTTCTCTAAGGCTTGTTTTGAACCTCTCGCCGGCATATTTTCACTCCTTTAATACAAATTATTCAATAACACATTATAAATCTTAGGATTGATATTAATTGACAACCCCTGTTGACTTAAAAAATTATTGAACTCTCCATTTACAAATCTGTTTGTAAATTCTAAAAAATCAAATTTATTGCAATTGTTATAACTATACAATTTATGAAACAATGTATGAACAGGCTCGCACAAGCTAACCCCATAACCATATTTTTTGTGAAGTTGCTTTATACCGTCCTTTATCCACATCTGTTCTTCTTCTGAATAATCGCCAATAGATTTACGGCGATCTAACTCGTATATTTCTAAAACCTCTGTTAATATATCTTTGAACTCTACAAGATGGTGGACATTATCAAATTTCTCTCCTGTTAAAGCACATTTCCAATCAAAAATCTTATTCGTTGCCATAAACCAATCTCTTGTTTCACTTCTTAACTCTTGATATAAAGACGTAGCTCCATCTTTCCAATTAGGATTATCTTTACCACGCATAGGGTTTATGTGCCTCGGATTGTTTTCGCCACCCCATATATTGTTTTCTTTTCGATATTTAGAAACGAATCTGCCTCTACAGTTATAACAGCCACTTCCTTTTAATAAGTTTCTTGGCACAGCATCCCATTCAGTGTTACAATAATGACATTTGGCTTTAATTTTGACTTTTTCTCCTTTATATTCACCAATTATCTCGATATGTTCTAAATGAGGATTATCAGCTTTTAACTCATTAAATTCTTGCATAAATTGTTCATGTGTCTTAGTTTGATTTTTGATTTGTTCTTCCATTCTACACACTCTACAACCAGTATCTTGCAATAAAGATGACGGAATGGGCGACCACTCATACCCACAAACCCTACACCTACACTTGATTTTTTGTTTTGCTTTTACAAACGGAGACAGAAGCTCAATCTTATCCCAATCTCTATTCTTTTCTTTCAGCTTTTCTAAAAATATTTCTTCTGTATATATAGCCATATTTCTATCCTTCCTCTATCCATTAAGTTCAACAGAACGGGGAAGTCGGATAGAAAAACTTCCCCACACTCAGGTAGCTACTCCCTCGTGTTGCTGTTGTTTTGGTCAGGTCTGCGGTATCATTGCAACCACATTCCTCATAAGGGCGATTACACGCCCATAATCATTTTTGCAAACTGCGGAATACTTACACTTGGAATCCGACTTGTAAACTCCACGTTTTTTAGCACGTTCATATTGCTTGTCGTCAGCAGCTCATCATCTAAAGCTTGTGGCACTTTACTCAGCGCATTTGCGTAATATTCCTTACATCTCTGCAAATACTTGTCGCCATAATCTGTACTATAGGTATCAAGTATCTCATTGTAATACCGATAAGTAATCATTAAATCGTCTGCAATCATTTTTAACACTACTGGCTTATCGGTCATTTTGCGTATACAAACTTCATCAATATATGCTTCTGCCGCCTGTATGTAATCATACAATACCCAAAACCTATTATCCGTTTTGCCAGAACGTGTTAGACTTCCATCAGTCCACAACCACGAATAACAAACCTTGTCAATTGTAATGGCATTAGGTTCATATGACAAGAACAACTGATTGAAATAGCAATCCTCGTTCACACGCAAATTTTCTCTAAAACGGATGTGGTTCTTATTAAGAAATGCTCGCTTAAAAAGTTTGCCATGTAGCCAAGTTGTGCTGTGTTCACTTTCACCAACCGCAAACTTGTTATCAGTGCGGAAGTCGTTATCAAAAGCTCCACATACCATATCAGCATTTTTGCCTTTGGCGTTATACCAAAGTAACTCACAAGCAAATGCTGAAGCTAAACAGTCATCGCTGTCTATGAACATTGCATACTCACTATCACTATTGTCTAAGCCAAACTGCCTTGCCATTCCCGCACCACCATTTTTAGGCGTTGTGAAATATGTGATATTCAAATCCCACTTAGCCAATAGGGGAGAGTAGTCTATGCCGTCGCAGTCATTAACAACATATACGTTTAGCTCATCTCGAATGGTTTGCATATAAATACTTGCCAACACCCTATCCAAAGTTTTCTCTGCTTTATAGGTCGGCACGATTATATCTATCTTTGCCATAATATCATTCCTTTAATTCAAAATGGTGCGCCGTCCAACATCATTGCAGTCAGACAACACAAAAGCCCTCTCAAAGAGGGCATAGGAGGAATTATAAATTGTAGATTTCTAATAAAATGTGGGTTTGATGTCTATATATCGGACAGTTTCTTTTCTTCGTGAACGACGATACCGTCCTCATTGAAATATTCACCGATAGTATCTTCTACGCTCAAATCCGTGTACAAATTTACCATGTCACCACTCGTCCAACCGATTATGCTTTGAATTACATTTTGAGGCAATTTACTTTTTACACACATGGTAGTAAAATAATGTCTCAATGAGTGCCAGTAAAATGGCTTGCCTAAAATTTGAGAATAATAATCCGCCCAACCGTCAAGTTTTCCAATAGCAATTTGATTGGTTTCGCTCCACTTACCATTAATCTTATCGGGGAACAGCCATTCACTCGTAATACCAAGTCGTTCTCTTTCCTCTAACCAAAGATTGAGATATTTTTCAAAACCATTTTTAAGAACGTATAAAGTTAGTTGTTTGCCTTTTACACCCCTGCCTTTAGTTTTAACTTTTTCGGGGGTGCAATATAACGAGCCAAATTTGATATTGCTCTTGTCGAAGTATTCAACTTTGAAACGTGGCAATTCCGATTTCCGTCTACCAGAGTTCATAGCAAGACTAACCATGCAAGCTTGCATATACTTCTTTTCTTCCACAAGTTTGTTAAGTAATTTTTCAAGTTCTTCAGGTTCAAAAACAGTTTTCTCTCTTACTTCTTCATTTAAAGGAGATGGTATCTTTTTGATAATACTCTTAAAATCTTGATATTCTTCTTCCTCATCGAGAATGTCCGTGATAAAATTCGACAAACTACTAATCACGCTTTTTATCCTGCGTAGCCGTCTCGGACTCCAACCCCACACATTTAAAGCGTGATTTTGAAACTTAGTCAGTTCTCGTTTGGTAATCTTTATAAATTCTTTATTAGAATTATTTTCAAGATTCCAAACCATAAAAACATTCAAATCTTGCTCATAAGCATAAATGGTGCTTGGACTTCTATCAATAGATTTGAGATATTCAATGAAATCAGAACATAATTCTTGATTTTTAATGTTTATTTGAGCAATTTTTTCTTCACTCGTAATTTTATTATAGACTGTCGATCTGCCTTCCATTCAATCATCTCCTTACACTGATTTTACTTGGGAATAAATTTCCCAAATGAGAAAAATTTTCCCAAAACACATCGCTTTATGGGAAATAAATTCCCACTAAAATCATACTTTTTACCGATACATCGTAATTATATTATTTTTTTACTCTAATTCTTAACTCCATTTAAAGATTATAAAGACAGAAGTGAATGGTGACACTTGTCAAGAGAATGATCGGTTCTCTCTATCTACCTTTAATGCTTATGACGCTATAATACGTCTGGCAGGAAGTCAAAGACTCGAACTCTGATTAACGGTTTTGGAGACCGCCGTTCTACCATTGAACTAACTCCCTATCTCCTCCACAAAATTGCTTTTAACACAATTAAGCGGAGAGAATTGCAACAGCACACATAGTCGCCTCAAAAGAGGTATGGTCACACCAGACGGCGATGCTCCGTCCTTTTCGCCTTGAAAGGGCGATGTCCTTACTAATCATAGACGATGGTGCGATAATGCGCAAGTTTGCTACTTGTCCGTAGCCTACCAATGCGCAGGTTTGCCTTTCCACATCAGGTCGTGGCAACCATAAAAGACCTTGCGTAGTCAGCTTGTAGGCATAACAGAGGCTTGCAAGGTACATAAAACCTCGGATTTTACGACAACAGTTTAATCGTGGAGTTACTCTCTGAGATTTACTTTGGTGCGGATTACAACATCGTTGCAGTTGCTCTCCACAGCATCCCTTTCGGGATGTACAGGTATCTTTATCCTGCCCCTCGATGGCAGCATTTATTTCAACAAAGGCTATTGCCTCTGCCTACATCAAAATACATTTTCAAAAATCTCGGTTTCCACCTTAAACGGCACAACTGTTGCGTGTAAAGGCAGAACAAAGTCGTTTGCGCTGTACTCGACAAAATACACTCCGTCATCCACATACGCTGACTCGTCGCTTAGAGCCTTTTCGCAAATCATTTCTCCGTTATCAAACAAAGTAATTAGCATATTACCGTCGCACTGCTTGACTTCCTCAATATCCGCATAAGCCTCGTCCACAAATTCACGATTCATAACAACGCTGTTGCCATTAATCGTAAAGGTATTAAGCAACTGACATACGCCGAGAGCATCCTGCCAATTCACTATAAGAAATGCGGATTCATTCTCCATAGCGGAGCGTACAAATTCAGATGCAAAATCCTCGTACTTATTATACTTTTTGCATATGGATTCAGATATGGTCATATCAATCACCACCTTAATCTAAAATAATATTATAGAATTGACAAACCTCTCCGTTCTCGGCAATTGCCATGAGCTGAGTCGGCTTACCTTTAAGTCGTTTCTCAATTGTATAATCGTTACCACTACCGCAGAGGCTACCGCCACGACAAATCTTTACGTCGTAGCAGTCATCAATCGCCATTGTATGCATATGACCACTGAAAATCGCATGAGGTTTATATCCTTTTGCAAGAACGAGATTGCTCAACCCCGCCTTACCAAATACGTCATTGTCACCATGAACAAACCAATAGCCATCTATTTCTGCAAGAGTTGTATCTTGTGGCTTTGCGTAGATGAAGTTAGGATAATCCTTTAAGTGAGTAGATACAAACCAACCCACGAGATTGTCAAGCCTTTCGTCTTTAACGGCTTCATCTTTTCTCGAAATCCTTGAATGATTTCCTGCAATATTTGTAAATGTTACCACAAATCCCTTATCAACAAATGCCTTTACAAAACCAAGCATATATTCACTTGCGAGCATAATTTGTTCAATAACATTTTCCCTATTTGTAACGGCAATCGCGGCGTGAATGTTGCCACTGCATAGATCACCACAGCCAGCTATAATCACATTAGAAATACCCTCTAAAATACATCTCTGAATTGCCTTACTTGCATATTCTTCAATGCGATGACGAGCAATTGTAGAGTTGTAGCAACCCCACTCGTTGTCAAAGCATTCACCTATATGCCAGTCGGAACAAGTGATAATTGCTGTTTTCTTGGCGTTATTCTCTCGGAGTGAAATCTGCAAATCTGTCGGATTGCTTTCAGTGATTACCTTTTCGAGATAGTCAAGTTTCTGTTCAACTCTTGCAGAATTGTAGTTCTGTCTCTGCCAAGCGTTGCGCTCGTCACGGAACTGTATCTTGGCACGTTCAAGTTCACGCTTCAGCACGGCAACATCCGTTGTATCGCCTGAAAAATCACTATCTATTTCTTTACAGGCTTCTTTCATTTCGCAGTAAGCTTGATATTTTTTTCTGTAGCAAGACTCGTCATACTCCTTGCCAAATCTTTTATTTAATTCTTCGGCAATTTTCTTCCAATCGCCGGTAAGGTCTTTGCGAGAGCATACGGTATAGATTTCACGTAGCTCAGACTTGGTGAATTTCTTTTTAGCTGAAATCCCCAATATTATCCTCTCCTTTTACTCAAAATTATTACGCGAGTTCTACGCTCTCGCCAACTGAAATTGAGACTTCCGAGCCATTAAAGTCATCAAGCAAACTTGCTAATTCTAAAGCCTCTCCGTCCTCAATTTCTACAACAACACTATTGCTGCCCTTATCTACATTCAGAACGCCCTTGATTCCAAGAGAGTTTTTACGTATTACATTTGCTTTCGCCATATTTATTTCTCCTTTTACACAAATCGCGATTTTCTAAATCGCGATTTACCACAAAATCGCATATTTTTATAAAGGCGAGTAGGGAAGTACCCTATAATCTCTGCGCCCACTGGCTACCTGTGAACTACCCGTCGTAACGGGCTTCTCGCTCAAGGTAACTATTGCTACCAGTATCAACGAGCTATCCCCGTAGTTCCTACGGTTCTTCTATTTGATTATGAGAATATCATTCTCAAACCTTCATTCATTATGTTTATTGCAGCGTTTTCGTCACGATTGATTGTAGCACCGCAACCGCAAGTCCAAACTCTGTCTGAAAGTGTAAGCTCGTGGTTGATAGAACCGCAATGCCTACACATCTTGCTCGACGGAAACCATTTATCAATCTTTACAAATGCTTTGCCACGGTCAGCGAGTTTGTAAGAAAGAATATCTCTGAACATTCCAAAACCATTATCATTAGTTGACTTTCCTAACTTTAATGACCTTGCCATGTTCTGCATATTTATATCCTCCACACAAACTATATCGTATTCACTCGCCAATTGTGTGCTGAGTTTGTGAATCCAATCCAAACGCTGATTTGCAACCCTTTCGTGAATCCTCGCAACTTTGATTTTTTGTTTATGGTAGTTATTGCTACCATACTTCATATTAGCAAGTTTGCGTTGTTCACGAGCCAGTTTGTCTTGTGCCTTACGATAGAACTTAGGATAGTTTGCTTCTCTGCCTTGACTATCGACATAAAAGCTATGACTTGCGTAATCTAATCCTATCGCTTTATCCTTTGACAATTCTATCTCAGGAATAGTTTTGTCATACTCCACAAGAATAGAAACATAATATTTACCTGTTGGCGTTCTTGTAATTGTAGCAGACTTAATTTTTTCATTGTCTGAAATTGTTCTGTGTTGTACCATTTTTACAAGACCAACTTTTGGCAACCTAAGTTTCTTGTCAATAATACTTACTGTACCATTTTGATTATTGGTGGTATAGCTGTCCTTATCTTTCTTTTTGCTCTTGAACTTAGGGAAGCCAACTTTAGGCGTTCTAAAGAAGTTATTATAAGCGGTCTGCAAGTTCATTTGTGCGTTTGCGAGAGCAAGGCTGTCAACTTCTTTAAGCCATTCAAACTCTTTCTTGTACTGTGCAGGAGTATTATTGAGCTTCATTCCAGTTTCTTTATAGTGTGCTATCTTATCTGAAAGCATTTGATTGTAAATGAATCTGACACAACCAAAGGTCTTTGCAAATAATATCTTTTGTTCTTCATTAGGATATAGTCTAAATTTATACGCTTTGTTTGCCACCAGATTCACCTCCAAACTTAATTTGTTGATTTGTGAGAATATAAATTTATCCCCTTTATTATATTATACCACTAATTACTTATTTTGTCAAGCACTTTTAGCCCTGATTTTGAATATATTTTCTAATAATTTTTCCAATACTTGCAAACAAATATTATATGATATTGTAGCAAATATTTATGCCTATTCTTACTATTCCATTTATCCATGCAATACTCCGAGCCATTCATCCCACCGTCTAAAGCCAGTGGGATTTCTGGCTAAATTCTTTAAAAACTTATATTATCTCCCATTACAGGAATATGAACCTTTGCGCTCCTGTCCGCCTTGCTTAAACTATCACGCAACAGCTTTGCAAATTCTTCCTTGCCAGATTTCTCACCATGCACCAAATAAATCTTATTATATGGCATAGTGGTATATCTATCAAGCAATTCGCTCCTGCAAGCGTGACTTGAAAATGATGTAAGCTGCATTACATTAGCTCTGCTTCTCACACGCTCACCGTCTATTGTTACCCATTTCTTGCAATGCTGAATTTGATAAGCAACACTGTTTTCATCGCCTGCGTATCCACAGAGGCAGATGCGAGCGTTCTCGTTTGGTAATACAGATTTGAGCCAACTTACCACACGACCTGCTTTAAGAAAGTTGGAAGTCGTTATAACCACCTGCGAAGTTTTTAATTTCTGCCATTGCTGAGATTCTTCATAAGTATTGACCCACACGATATTCTTCCAAGAGATAACTTTCTTCCAAAGGTCATTATCCTTTTCTATAAGTTTATCCCATATATCGGTAATCTTCCTACCAAGTGGCGCGTCTATTATGATTGGGGTTGCAAATGTTTCATCTTCACCGTATATCTTATACAGCGTAGTTAATATATCCTGTAAACGATTAAGTGAGAATGAGCCAAATACAACTTTTTGCGTATCATGTTGGCAACACTGGTCAACAACGCACTTGATTTTTTCAATATCTTTAAGCCTATCTTTCTGTTTATGTGTCTTGTGACTTCCACCATAAGTACACTCACCAAGCACAATATCACAATAGGGCATAGGTTCACAAGGTAAAAGATATTCTTTATCTATGTCACTTCCAATGTCGCCGGTAAATCCTAAGACTTTGGTAGTTTCGCCAATTTTAAAACTCAGTCGCACCTGTGCTGCATTAACAATATGACTTGCGTGATAATAATGCAAAGTCAAATCGTCAAAAAGAACTATGTCCTCGCCAAACGGTAATTCAACCAAATGTTCAAGTGCAATCTCAATATCTTCTTGTGTGTATAAAGGTGTTGCGTTCATATCATAACGCTTTTCAAGTTTTACACAGTCGCTCTCAAATATTTTAAGACTATCTTCCCACATAATACGAGCAAGCAATTTATTGCCTTTGGGGATATAAACATTGCCACGATAACCACGAGCAAACAAATAGGGAACAAGCCCCACATGGTCTATGTGATTGTGAGATATTACAACAGCATCAAGACTGTCAAAAGGAATTTTATAATTCCTATGGTTGATCTTATACTGTTTAAGAATATCATCTCCACTCGTCTGATACAGACCTGCCTCTAACAATATCTGCTTATCATTATAGGTAATATACAACATTGAGCCAGTTACGCCTTCTGCGTTCATACCCGCAAACTCAATTTTAACTTTATCTTTCTTTGCCATGAGGGCACACCTCACTTCTCGCAATCACACTCATCGTGGTTGCACTCGCAAGACATATCTCCCATAAAGCCGAATATTTCCGCTATATCAATATCTTCGCCTATAATAGCATCAACAAATCCATTTTCTTTGCCTTCGTCAGCAAACCAATATGTGTCTGCTCTTGCTATACTTGAAAGATAATCTGCTGTAAGTTTTGTCTTATTTGCAATGAGCTTATTTACACGCTCGTCAACTTTGTCATAAAACTTAGCTGCGTCTTTTACCTTACTCGAAACATTGCTATCACAAGTCCAACCGTCGTGATATAAGAATGATGCGTTCTTAGTAGCAAGTCTCAAATCACACTGAGTAAAAATGTTGAACGCCATACTATATGCGTAGCCAATACATATTGCAATTACAGGCACACGACTCGCATTAATAGCATCGCATAAAGCAAGTCCGTCCATAACAGAACCGCCGCCAGAATTAATAATGAGTATAATAGGCTGCATATCTTCTGGTTCAAGACCAATATCAATGCCGTTTAATTTGTATATCTGCATTATTATCGTATGAAGTACATCTGAATTTACCTCGCCATCAAGATACATAATGCGATCCTGCATATCTTCAAGAACAAGTTTTTCACCAAGACCAATATTCATTACAGTTTGGATTCCGCCGCCCTGCAATTCCATAAGTTGTTCTGGTGTAATTTCTACATATCCTTCTGGGATTTCCTTTTCTATTGCTTCATCAACTTTTGTTTCTGGTTTCTTCTTAGCCATAAAACAATTCCTCACTTAAATTAAGTTAGTCATCCGACCACCTTTGTCATGCAAAGGATTTAGACCTCGCCGTATGTGAGTACGACCTTTGTGTTCTTGTTGAACTCGTCAAGCAGAGCAAGGATATAACGATCTTCTGCACACCAATACGTATGCCTGTGACTGCACTGTCTTGAAGTGCGTGTTATGCCTTCCTTGACTCCATTTGCTCTAAGGAACTCTGACTGCTCTTTTGTAATCTGAATCATAAATTTTCACTACTTTCTACTATAAGATTATCACAAATGCTTGACATAAACACGCATTTATGATATGATATAATGGGAGTATATATACTCTCCATATTCCCCACTATCTAAAAAAGAAAAAACGGCGTAATATAGCCGTTTCTCCCTTGTTAATTATTTTACTATCGTGCAAATTTAGCCGATTTTTTGCTTAAAATAGTCATAATCAAACAGTTTTACGCAGTTTTCGCTACTCTTTTTCGAGAGTTTATACTGCTCGTCAGAACTACTTCTTATCATTTCGTACAGGTCAGCGTTGCCTGTTGCAAACAATGTGTCAAAAATTGTTCTTGCATATCCAGCATTTTTATCCTTGTCTATCTCTCTCAAAAGCAAATACATTTCCACATCATTTAAGCGAATGTTTGCAATATAGTCTACGCAACGACCTCTAATTTCTGCAACTTCTTTGGTTGTGAGTTTCTTTTCGTCCTTAGTCTTATCGGCATATCCAACATAAGCACTCTGTATACTTTCTCTCATACTCTTAATTTTGTTTATAATCTCGTAAACCTTATTGTAAAGGCGAGAGTTTGCCTTTCGCCAATCTACATCTATAGGCTTAATAATCTCGCAGAACGGCAGATTTTTTGCTTCAATCTTATCGGCTCTGAATTTATCAATTGCCTTCTGAAGATAATCCATAGATGTTTCAAACTGCCTATAATGCTGATTAGGATTAAGCGTATATCCGTTTCCGAGGGTGATGTTACGAAAGAAAAGCGGTTTTGTGAATCTCTCCTTACCATTAATATCCGTATAGATGCCATATCTGTCTTTAAGGACAGTAAGCATTTTCGATGTATCAACATCAAACATCTTCTTGGCGCGGTCAATCTCTGCCCCACTTGCAGCACTAAGTATACAAATATCATCATACAATTTGTGCTGATGTAGAATTGCTTCTTCGTTTGGAACACCTTGTTTAACTTCATCATAAATACGTTCCCACATTATTGAATTAAGATACTGCGATTCATTAACAATTTGACCGATGAGATTCACACTTGTGTTTATATCAAGTTGTGCCTTTGACTTTGCATCGTAAGTCCATTGAATTTTCTTTGCCTCAATGAAACTTGTAGGAACTCTAAACTTATCGTAATTTTTCTTAGCGGCATTTATAAGGGTTTCATTATCGGTGAGTAATATACAATCTGAGTCCATGTCCGCGCCTTGAAGCCTCTGCAATATGTTTTCATTGATACTGTTAATATGCACGACTTCTTTGCTTGAAACTAAATATCTATCATAAAGCTCATTTGCCACATTGGTTGTAAGTAAAACATCGCCCGAATTTATATGAGGCGATCTTGTGCCAAGCAAAGTCTTGCCGCACTCGAATCTCTTTGTGTGGATATGCCCCACGCCCAAGACACTCTCACCTTTAAACGTACCAATAGTAGCTTGCAACATTTCAATACCATTGCCAATCAGAGTTTCATAATTGCCACTAATCCAAATATGCCCCCTGCGGTATTCTTTAAGCATAGACTTTACAAGTTCTTTGCGGAAGTTGTCATACAACTTTGTTTCCACAAACTTGCTATTCATACCTATTACCTTCATTATAATTTCATCACGCGTCAGACAAGGCTCGTCATTATCTGCTAAAGCGTAGGGGTATTTCAGATGATAACGCATTACCGCAGGGTCTTTGCGGATAAGATTAAGGTAATCAAAGTTGGGCTTGAGTAACGCCTGTATATCTTCACGAGTCAGTTGCAAAGAATTGAGTAACTGATAATGGCATTGAACCATTCTACCGTCAAGATACTTAGTAGGCTTTTCGTACTTCACTATTCCGAAAGTCGGATAAAGATTGTCGAGCCATTGCTCTAACGTGCCAAACTTTACATACTTAATACTGGACGGAGTAGTAATGAGTTTAATATCCTCTATACAGGTCGCTCTCGTATAACCTTTAAGCTGTGAAACTTCTGTAATGCCATTATCTCTAAACCAATCTTGTATTCTTGCCTTAAAGCAAGCACTCTTAAAGAAACGGTTGCGGAGCAAAAGCATTGTTCTATCAGAGTAATGCTCACCATACATACTAACATCTAAAAGGCTTTGTCCGTCCCAAATACTGTTCTTTATCTTGGCTCGTTCCTCTTTGGCAACAAAATCTTCACCTTCACCATAGACCGCCACAACATCATCTTCAAACTCGGACTCATAGTCATCAATGACAAGTATATTTTCAGGGCGTATCTCAAGAGTGTCAATGCAACTACTGGAAGGTAACGAGATATAAGCTTCAAATGCAGCGAGGTCAATCTTGTCGCCCTCTTTAATCTTTAAGCCACACAACTCCCATTTGTGCATTGCAGGATAAAGGTTCTCGTCTATAAAGAGACACTTGCCAACACGACTACTGCCTGACGATCTTTTGTAGCGCACATACTTTATGCCGTTACAGATAAATCCGTTTTCGTAGAGGTCGAAGCGAAGCTCTCCACGACTCATAAGTGTTGGTATGCTCTTGCCAAGCTTTATTTTGTGATTAGTTTCATCGTACACAAAATACTTCGGTACGCCGTCCCACACCACGACTTCATCTTCTGTAACATCGCCAACCTTTACACCAATACAGATTCCGTCCTTATAGAATGTTCTGTCACCATACTTACCAATCTCTTTGATGTCTGCCATGCCATATCCATCACGCACATATATGTCCCCATGACGATTCCACTCTTTATAAGCCAAGTCAAAATCTACATTGATAACACGCTGAGTAAATTCCTTACCCAAATCCTTATCAAAGAAGAATGAACTACGGTTGTGGTAATGCTGATATGCAACTTCACGAAGCTTCATAAGATCAAGGCTAAAGTCAAGTGTATTCTTCCATCGTTTGAGATTGGTGTTGGTATGTCCGAGAACCACACCTTTATCATCCACTACGGGATTAACCAATCTCTTGGCTGCATAAAGGTCTTTTGCCTCACATGAAAGTATGTATACAGAATTTGTGTTCAAGCAACTGCCCCCTTCAAAAAGTTAAGTTGATTATCAAGATATGAATAATACCAATCGTATCCTTTTTTAGCTATCTTCCAGCGTTCAATCGGTATTCTGTATAATGAGATATTATGTCTCTTACAATACTCGTTCTTTCTTTTATCTCTCTCTTGTCCGTCTGCCCAACACTCGTTGGAGCTTCTATGAGTCTCATCGTCTATCTCTACAAGAAATAATAATTTATCATTATTATCTAATATTGCGAAATCAAACCTATATGGATTTCCATTTTCACCTATTAAATCATCAAACTTGTATTGAGTGGTTACATTAAAGTTATTATTAACAAACCAATCCCATGCCGTCTTTTCATTAATACTCATACTACAAACATTACACCATTTACCTTTAATCAAATTAACAGGTGTAATATTCCACTCGTGATTATGTTTTAGACATCTTACTCTCATGGGCGTATCAGCATTTACATATGGCGTTACGATTTCACCACCTTTTTCTTTAACCAACATGGCAATGCGTTCAGCAAAATTACCTTTCCTACCACAACAATATGGACAACCATGTTTGCCACTAAACAATGAGTCAGCCGTTGATTCAAATGCTGGATGTTCTGGATTGTCACACTTAAAATGATAAACTGTTTTGGCAGAAACCCATTCCTTTTCAAGAACTTTCCCATTCCAAGTCTTACAATATTCAACAAGACGATTATACAAATCCTCTTTTGACATCTTATGGGCATTCGCCGTTGCTATCGACTTCTTTTCCTTTTTGCACTCTTTGCATGGATTAAAAGCTCGGTCAAACACATTTTTGGCGACCATTGTTTTAACCGTATCACCATGTTTCTCACAATGGTAACAGATTGTTATTGGTCTTTCCTTTCCTTGATACTCACTAAGTATTTCTACCTTGTCTCCATACTTAGTCCTGACCTTTTCAAAATATCTTTCTGTTTGTATCTTCGCCAACCCCATCACTCCTTATTAAACCTAAAGAATTTACCATTAACCCCATACCAATCAAAATCCCATTCTCCGTCTGTTTCTACGGTATATGTCACTGACTTAGGTACAGTCCACATAGGAAGTCCCATGCTATCATGACAAGTTTTCTCCGTGACATCTTGTTTAACTGACACAAACCTTAACCGCGACCTATCGACCTTCTTAACCGAAACCTTCAACCTTCAATTCCTCCCTTATCGTTAATTTGTTGCTTTGTCTACACAAAATCCTACCGAATATTTATGGTATTTTCACATATCTTCTTTACAATGTCTGTAAATAACTTACCATTATCATCTATAAATCCACTATTATATCTCGCCCACACCTGAGACACGATATCAGGCGGCTCAGTTTGCAACTCCCTTTCAAGATTTATATACCGCAACCGGCATATTATCCTTCTATCTTCTACAGGCAATTTACGGTAGCCACGCTTTTCAATTTTATAATACAAAGTTCTGGCATAAGATGGTTGTTCCTCAGAAATTTTCTTCCAATAATCCAACCACGCATCTTCACTTATAAACCATTTACGCTTATAGCCACCATATATACCCTCAGTAAAGCAAACTCGCACAGCAGTTTCTCGATGTTCAAACATAATTTTATATTCCTCTTTCTGATGTTTGCTCCAATCTGATTGCCACCCTATATAATAATATCCGTCTGCGTCTTTCCACACATTGACCTTGCCAACTTTGAATTGCACTTTGCCACATAACTTTTTAACTTCTTTTAAAGATAATAGCCAACCACATTTTTTCTCAGGAACAGGATTCAAATACATATCAACAAACTCCTGCGCCGTACACATACTCCAAAGACAAGGTTCTATAAGTCGCCCACCACTTCTACGAAACTGTACTATATCATAATACTGACCGTCCGATTCATCCTTGCTGATTCTGTAGACACAGTAACTCGCCCCACAGTTAATTTCTCGGTATTCTCTGCCTTTAGCATCTCTGCGTATTATCGGTAAAGCAGTCAGTTTATTAAACAACTCTTGCGGATAAGGGAGAGGAGTAATATCACTTCCCTCATCCATAGTATCTAAGTACTTATCTTTGACTTGCTCCGCCGTGTCTCCATACAGCATAAATGGTTTACCTAAATAAGTTACCTGCCATCTTTTCATATTTAATACCCCTTGCACATTTCTCGCAACTTTTTCTCTATTCGTTCCAGCTCGCTAATATAATCCCTGATAGTCCGTATCTGCCCATCAGCCACTTTCTCCCTCACAAGTATCTCCGCCAGTCTCCGTAGCATCGCTGTTACTGTCTTAAAGTAGCCGACTTCCTCACGCTTCTCAACCATGTGAACCACCCGTCGTCTAAAGCCAGTGGGATTTCTGGCTAAATTCTTTAAAACAAGATTTCGTAAATCGTCGTGTCGTGGTACTTCCCACCAAAATATCCACTTTGATGTAATCTACCCGCCACTCTACCGTTACTGTATCGCTTTATCATGCGCTCATAAAACTTATTTACAGGATTGTCCGACCAAGCCCAAAACTCAGCTCTGCGTATACCTTGCGTCACCATATCTTCTATGCGATGAACACAGTCTCTAAGGAACATCGTATTATTATCGGCAAAACCTATAAGACCAAAGTTGTACAGACTACGGGCTTGCCAATCAATTTGATACGAGAAGTAACCGTCTACATTGCCGTCCTTATCTAAGTGAACAAAGTCGTGGCGAGTCTCATTGTTGTCGGGTGGAGTAACCTCGTAGGCAGAGCCACTAAAATAGTAGTTGTATTTAGGGTTGTACCAACATTCTACCAACTTGCGTTTCAGTTCTTCCCTATATAACTGTGCTGGGTAAAGCATTTAATTCCACTCCCTTTGATATTCGTACCACGACTGGCAGCCCTGATAGGTGTCGTAAGCGTCGTAGTCGCTCTGTATGTTATCCGTATACACATCAGCACACGGTTCTGTTAGAGTCTGCCTGTAAGCTATGTACTCATCCACTGTTTACACCTCCTTATCTATAATTTGTTTCCTTGTTAGGGGACAGAAAAAGATTATCAACTCTTTTCATTTTTATTATAACACTAATTTCTTTATTTGTCAAGAGTTTTTTGAATTTTCATAAGAAATTCTTGAAATTATTTGCGAAGCTTCTAATTTTGTTAGCCAAGAAAAGTTAATATCATCCAAATATTCCTTACAGTTTTTCTTTATAAAGGCAATTTGTTTATCAGAAGCGTGTTCTCTTGCCCAACCTCGTGAAGCTCTTGAGTCCCAGATATTCTTACTATCATTATAATTTCTTTCAAGGAACTTGCGAGTTTTATCAAAGGCTTCTTGAATAGGTATTGATCTACCAGTTGCTTGTGAAATTACATTACCCATAACATCGGGGCAGGGGATTGTTATTCTTCTGCCATTAGGTAGATTGCATATAAATGATCCGTCTGGCATACGGCAATAATTAACATTACGCAAATTATACCCTTGTTCTTCTCCCCAAAGCCGCACATTCTCAATACTCTTTATCCAAACCTTTGGAGTATCTGTAAGCCTATCAATTACTTCACCGAGTTTAAGTAAATCACCCTCGACCTTATTACGCTTATTCTTGTCGAGCACACTAATATCAAGTCCAAGTAGCGATGGAGCTGTACATAAATCTCTTTTGCCTGTAACACCCACACAGTCGATAAGTTTTAATTTGTCTTTGCCCTCACACAGCCTTAGACCACGCCCCACCATTTGAGCATACAAAGCATCTGACTGAGTAGGTCTTGCAATGATAACCGTTTCAACTAAAGGCAAATCAGTCCCCTCGGTGAATATCATACAATTAACAATGCAGGGGATTTTTCTCTCAGTAAATTTCTTTACAATTTCTGATCTGTTAGGAGTTTGAGCCGTAACTGCAACCGCACCTTTGATTTTCTTAGCAATGGCTTCTGCGTGTTTAACAGACGAAGCAAATATGAGAGTTGCACCTTTGGCATATTTACTATAAACCTCTGCAATTGCTTTCTCCGTACCTTCCATTTGTTTCGCAAGCTCATCTTGTGCAAAGTCACCTTGCCTCGTATGGACATTGGTAAGGTCATAACCTATATCAACACGCTTGCAATCAATATCACTCAAATACTTATTCTCAATACCCCAGCGCAGATTTCGCTCAAAGACAATCTCATCAAAAACATCGTTAAGTCTCACCTTATCTCCGCGATTTGGAGTTGCTGTGAAGCCAACCACTTGCCTTGCCTTGAAATGATTAAGTATTGTCCGATATGATTTAGCTGCGGCATGATGCGCTTCATCAACAACAATAGTATCAAATTCATCGCCTTTAAACTTGCCAAGTCTGCGGATAAGAGACTGTACCGAAGCAGACACAACTTCTTCTCCATTCGATTTCTCGTCAGCCATTTCTACGCCGGTAGGACAATCAAAGTATTTCAAAGGCTGATGAACAAGTTCCTCACGGTGAGACAATATCAACATACGCCCCTGACGCTTCATATGAGTGAACACGATGGTTTTACCTAAACCTGTGCTCATCTGCACAAGCCAACGTCCTGAACCTTTCTTCTCAATAACATCAATACACTCCTGCTGATAATCACGAAGTTTCATTATCAAACACCTCTCTATCCTCTAATAAGAAATTTTGCATAAGCGTAGTTGCTTCTGTAGGTGTGATACAATATCCTTGATAAAACTGAGGGTTGATAGCAATAAACCTACGAGTTTCACCATTCTTTACATCTTGAAGCATCTTTATCACACTTCTACTATCACCATTCTTATCAATAAATGACAGCTTGAACAAAGTATTCACCACTCTTTTTTCATGCGTATCATCTAATCCAAGAATCCAACACATTTCTTTTGCAGTTAGCCATTTTATCTTATCTCTATTAGTTTCTTCTGGGTTAGAACAAAATACATTATATGTTGAATTAATATAAGGAATAAGCCTATAAAGATAAGCTAAATATCTATGGGACTTTGTAGTAGTATGCTCATACATATATTTAACCGCCCCGTCAAAAATTTTCATAGCAGACATATCTTGTTTAGCTCTTTTCCCCATTTTACCTCGTTTAAATTTATCACACACGACAAGTTTACCATCTTCTTGTTCTACAATAATTCCGGTTTGCATTAAGTTGTTCCAAAATTCTTCAAACCACTGTTTTGTTAAACCAATAACTTTCTTAACGTCATCTTTTTTCATAACTCTATATGGAACACTTGCACTTTCCCTTATCGCTAAATAGTCCCTATCATAAGGAAGATATGTCATCAAATAAATAATTCTTGACAACATGGCATCAGAAATTTCTGGAAAGTAATCTTTTTCTGGATAATATAAACTCCAAAAGAATTTGCCACACTCACATCTTACAAAAAATTTTTGTTGTGCCTTGTTTTCGAGTATTTCTTTTTTTCTCTTCTTTTGGTTGGGACTTTCTATTGTAGAACCGCCCTCTACTTCACCTATTACTTCTCCACTCACCTTGCCCACTAAATAACAATCTTCTTTATCTTTAGTTGTCATTTACATTACCACCTTTCAAAATTGTTTCACAAAACGTTTCACAGAATACACTTTAGCATACTAAAGAGCCTGTTTTTGCCGAAAAACCGTGCCACTAACTTTTCAAAACCCCCCTTTTTTTCGCCACTAACTTTTCGCTATTTTTTTTACGAAATGGCTATATATAGCCAAAAACGTCAACCGAGACACACTTGCGTTTCTTAGCTATTAAATTCCTACCAACTCTCAAAATTACTCGGATAGAATTAAGACTAACTCCCCTTGATGAGTTCAAGGGGCTGGGGGATTAGACAATCCATTATCCCTTACTCCTATTATATCATATTAATTTCTATTTGTCAAGCCTTTAAAGAAAAAAGTTTCCCTTACTGTAATAGTAGCCGTGAGTTCTTCGGCAACGCCACTAAAAAGAAAAATATTTTTCTCCTAAAGGTCGCCCCAACTCGTTCTGTAACGGCGAGATTCAGAGTTGCCACTGCTCCCCAAAAGTCCGAAAGGACGAGAGAGGAAGTCGCCATTCGCCTCGTTGCCCCATTCTAAGCCTAAAAGTGGCAGTTTTGTCGGGATTTGCTCCGCAATTGCTGGGATTTGTATTCTCTCTTAAAGGCTATTTACTGGGATTTGTCCGAAATTTGAGACGATGAAAAATGGGGTGGTTTTTGTCGGGAGGTCGTAGAAAATGGTGGTGAGTGAGATTGAACACCTTACCCCTATCGGTGCTGCCGGATCAGTCTCCAAAATGTAAAATATCCCCGGATATATACAGCCCGTAAAAGGCTATAAATAGCTAAAAAGTTAAACAATCGTTTTGTCCAAATGCAATTGTTTTAATATCTATTTTATTAATATCTCTTTAATACTTCAAGCTCCGAAGCTTCGAGATCATCCACCTAAAGTGTAAACTGTTTTTGCTTTACAGGTATGCAAAGTAGTTTTAGTTTACAGTTCGCAAAATTATAATTGACATATGTCAAGAACGTTTTTAACGTTCACATTACCATATATCACAGTCACATAACTTTATATTACAGTCACATTATCATATATCAAGTTCACGCTAACACAAAAAGAGTTCAAATGAACCTATCAACTAAATGAGCAGTAGCGACTATTTGCCGATATACAGGCAAGAACGCCCCGAAATCAGCCTCGATCATCTTCGCCGATCTTCGCCCTGAAAAGTCCGAATTATAGGCAACTGAATCCGTTATGATGTCTCTAAGTGTATAAGCCGCATGAATTTATACGCGGAGTACAGAATAATAAATGAGCAGTAGCAAGCCGTGATCCCGTATAAATGCCGATATACTGCACCATACAGCAAAACAATAAATGACAGTTTGCGCCTATTTTCCGTTTATGTCGAATTACTGTTTAAAATGCGCGTGAACGCGTTTTGAGAGCATAGGCAATATAATTATACTATGAATTGAAGAACGCCAAAAAACGGTATTTAAAACGCTCTGAGAGCATGACAACTATTTTTAGTTTACGGCGTTCAATACTGGGCGCGATCTCAAATTTGCCGTATATAATGTATTATAATATAAGGGCTATGCAATATGTACAAATTCTGATAAAGTTTTTGTGCAAAAGGTAGAAGTCACTAAAAGGGTATTGACTTTAAGTGAAATATGTGGTATAGTATAATCACAGCAAGGGACACAGAGAACGAAAAGTCAACGGGGGTACAGAGTTGAAAACGAAGTTGACGAGGTTCAAAAGTCACTTGAAGAATAGCACAAAAGTTAAAATAAAAAAATATCTAAAAAGGTATTGACAAATCAAAAATAATGTGCTATACTATAATCACAGCAAGGGACGAAGTACAAAGACTGTAAGAGTCAATGGAAGTCACTTGAAAAGAATCGATTGAAAGTTTAGAGCTTGAAAAAGCTTGACAGAAAACAAGGTTGATTCAAAAGTGCTTAAACCTCTATACGACAGATGGTTAAGAGGGGCGAAGCGGATCTACGGATACTTAATCAGCCAAAGCACAAAGCAACTTGAAAATTGAATATAGTTGAAACGGTTTTGAAAAGTGATCCGCACAAAAAACTTGTCTCATGAGGTGAAATAAATACGCTGTTTGGTCGGCGTTATAAAAGCCCTACTAATTAAAACAGTTGACGTTGAAAAGATAGATACGTCATTAAATAAATATAAGCGGTATTCTGAAAAGTTTACCGCGTATATACTTCAATCAACTGCAATGATGTTGTGAGAAGTACCAATGATAAAACAATAATTTTAAAAGGAGGTCATTTTATGACAAATTACAATTATTTAGAGGCTATGACAGCGGACGTTCTCGATTATATCGAGGAAAATATTGACTTAACATCATTCACGGACGCGGACGAACTGGAGGCACATCTCAATA